ATGACAATACAAGAAGCATTAAATAATATCAAAAATGCCGTGTTTGGCCGGGATGTTCGGCAGAGCATCCACGACGGGATCAAGGGAATTAATGATGAAAGCAAAGCGGATATGCAAAAGAAACAAGAAACTATTGATACTTATACTGCAAAGCAGGATTTATTAGACCAAAAATATGACAATTTGCTTGATGAGTTGTCAAAAACCGATCCGTCTTTAGCAGAGGTTGTAGACGCAAGGATGAAAGAGGATGGAACGAGTTTTCCGTCATTGAAAAAAAGATTGGATGCAAGCGATGTAAAAATAGATGCGATATTGAGTGAGGTTCATCCAGTAGGGAGCATTTATATTTCTATTATTAACGTAAATCCAGCTACTTATTTTGGAGGAGCTTGGGTACCTTGGGGGAACGGCAGATTTCCAATTGCAGTCGATACAAGACCAGGCATAATGACAGAACTTATAGAGGCCGAGATAGAGGGCGGGGAAACTACACATATGCATAGTACAGGCGGGCATATATTAACAGAAAATGAAATGCCAAATCACAGGCATGCATTCACTGGTGGAACGGTAGAAAAGAAAGGAACTGTGGATGGTCCTGGATATGTAGGACCAGCAATTTGGGGGAGAACTAGTGATCAGCAAGGAAAATACGAAATGAAAGGTGCTACACTCTATGCTGGAGGCGGAAACGCACATAACCACGGTAATACTGGAAGTGCAAGTAATATGCCGCCATTTATAACTTGCTATATGTGGAAGCGAATAGGGTAATTTTTAAAGAAGTAGATTTTGTACATCTGAACATAAGAAAGAAATTTTAAAACATTGCAGGATAGAAAGGAGAACAAACATGTTAGAAACAAAGAGAAGCATCACCCTCACTGGGGAAATTAAGGTCAAGGACTCTGACCGCACCGTGGTTTATCTAAATGCCACGGTAGCAGAAGACGGAGACGGGGATAACATTACACAGAATATCCAGGATAGCAAGTTATACGAGGCAAACAAAGACAGCGTGCGGCAGGAGATCGCAGAGTTCACAGAGCAGTTTTATGCTGCTCAGGATGCAAGGGCGACAGAGACAACGGGAGGACAGTAGTGTTACAACAAATACTTGCAATATGCGGAGGCATAAGCATAATCGGCGGGGCCGGGGCGGTGATCTATAAGATCATTCACCCGGCTTTTAAATTTAAATCCAGAGTGGAGAAACTAGAAGAACACTCAGAGAAAGACTACAAAAAAATTGTGGCAATAGAAGAGATGCAGCGGCAGCAATCTAAGAGCCTGGCTGCATTGCTCAATCATCAGATCACAGGAAATGGCATCGAGAACATGAAGAAAATAAGAGATGAGCTTTTAGAAAGCATCATCGACCAGTAGAAGGAGAGGTATATTTATGAACTTAGAAATTTTATTACAGTATGCAACGTACGGATTTATGGTCATCGGCATCCTGGCGGCAGTGGTGTCTATTATTACGCAGGTAACAAAGGAAATTGCTTTCCTGAACCGGATTCCTACATCTCTGCAGGTGCTTGTACTGTCGCTAATCCTGTGCCCTGTGGTCCTTGTAGCGGCATGTCAGTATTTTAGAATAGTAATTACCTGGTACATGGTATTTGGGGCCTTTATTGCGGCATTCGTGGTGGCTCTGGTTGCCATGGGTGGCTGGGAAAAGGTAAGAGAGATCTGGAACAGAACAAAATATAAAGAGGGCGAGTGATCGTCCTCTTTTACTTCGGGAAGGAGAAGCAAATGGGATTGAAGTTTAAGAAAAAATTTGCACATAAGAGTAATTACGGCGGTAAAAGAAGCACAAAGGATATAGAGTACATTTCTGTGCATTACACCGGGAATAATGGGGACACGGCCTTGAATAACTGTAAATACTTCCAGGGGAAGAACCGGCACGCCTCCGCAAATTACTTTGTAGACGGTGGAAAGTATATCTACAAATCGGTAAAAGTAAACCGAATCGCCTGGGCAGTTGGCGGCTGCTATTCCACGGCAGGGGCTGCAGGAAACTACTATAAGAAGTGCACGAACGCAAACAGCCTGTCTATAGAAATGTGCAACAGCGCTGGGAAGGTGCCGGAGAAAGTGCGGGAGCAGACCATCGAGCTTGTAAAATTTCTCATGAAGAAGTACGGTGTTCCGGCATCCCGTGTTATTCGGCATTGGGATGTGAACGGAAAAGACTGCCCGGCGCCTTGGGTCGGAGCAGATAACAAGGAATGGAACAATTTTAAAAAGGCGATCGGTGTCCAGGCTGTAAAATACACGACCGTAAAAAAGACCTCCTCTAAAAACGCAATTCGGTGGATGCAGGGAAAACTAAATTCTCTGGCATCTGGTGCAGACATTGCAGTAGACGGAGATTGGGGATCAGCTACACAAAAGAAATTAGAACAGTACTGGAAACAGCTTGGATGGAAGAAAGGCAGCTATGCAGGGAAGAAGACCTGTACTGCACTGTATAAGAATAGAAAGAAATAGAATAGGCATCTGGAATACTCCAGTATGCTTATTTTTTTAATCTGTCAGGTGAAATTACATACTAATAATAGAACAATAAAAAATAATCAACAGAAAGGATTGATATTATGTTAGTTGAAGTAAAAAGAATTGATAAGAAAGAAATGACAGTAGTTAGTAGCTTGGATGTTGCAGATACTTTTCAGAAAAATCACCGTGATGTTATGGAATCCATCAGGAATATTGGAAACTGCATTAGTACAGCGGAATTTTCCGCTCTATTCCACTTAGATTCCTATAAGGCATCCAATGGAAAAAGCAATCCAAGGTATCTTATGAATAGAGATGGTTTCACATTGCTTGTGATGGGATACACCGGAGAAAAGGCAATGAAGTTCAAACTGGCATACATTAAGCAGTTCAACGCTATGGAAAGCACTTTGCAAGGGAAACGGATAGAACGTGAGAAAGGTATTGCGGTTCGGCAATCTCTCACAAAGGCATTACAGCAGTCTACGGAAAATGAGAGGATGCATGGTCATGCCTATTCCACATACACGAATTGTATTTACAAGGTACTATTCGGAATGAATGCTAAACAACTTCGTGAAAAGTATGGTATAGATAAAAAAGAGAATCTTAGAGATTACTTATCGGAGGAGGACTTGAGAGCCGTGCAGTCTATGGAATGTTTGGTGAGCGGATTAGTTGACTGCGGCTGGGGATATGACCAGATCAAAGAGTTTATACAACAGAATAATAGTGCAAAGATTGCAGCTTAATAGTTTCAGGGCCGGGAGAAATCCCGGTCTTTTTTTGTGCACAAAATATTGAAATTTTGGGAAATTAACGCATTAAAATACTTGACAATACACCTATATGAGTATATAATTAAATCATAGAAAGGGGGTGGATAAATGAAAAGAGATACAAAAGAAAAACTAAAAGCGGTTAAGACGATTTTAGAAGTGCTCGCAACAATTCTTACCATCATAACCGCAGTAAAACAACTTTTCTAAAGGATAGAGGGTTTATCCCTCTTCCTTTCACCACAATCATAACATAAAAGGAGTGAAGAAACAATGAAAAATAAGTGTGTGATCCTCATGTTATTTTGTTTATTGATCGCAATATACAGTAAATGGGACGTGGTTTCATCCTGGTGTTTAATTGGGGTTGCAATATGCAGTGGCTTGGTGTCCGTTATAAATTGGGTGATGCGAAATGAAAAATAATATCAAAAAATATATAGATAAAAAAGGAATGAATATGAAACAGACATCCGAACTATCCGGGGTACCATACCGGACATTACAGAACTGGGTGGATGGTACCCGGATACCAAGGGATGTATACCAGATAGAAAAACTTGCACGTGCACTTGACTGCACTATATACGATTTAATAGATTTTGAATAACAATAAATAAGGTAAAGTAAAAAAGCTTATACGGAGGTAACAAAATGGAAATTACAAAAAATGTTTTATTTAAGAACAATTTTGGAGCGGTGAAAGAAACCGAAATAGTGACAGATGAATCCGGAAAAGAATATATAAAATATGATACCCGGATCATTGACGGGAAAGAGGTACACTGCTATGCTCCGGTTAAGTATTACACCCTTATTGAAGAAGTTTATGAACTGTCAGGTGTCATACGATCCAACACTTGAGATTGTGACGTTTTAAGGTAAATATGGTAGCCTGGACAAGTGCCAGGCTACACTTATGCGTAGGCAGTGCCTACCATTTGCCTACCGTCTACAAGTTCTTATATGATTTTTGTAAGAATAATAAAGTCTTATATAAAAAGCAGATTCCCAACGGATGGCTATTTTACGTCACTTGTAGGGATATTATAGTATAATAAAATACGAAACAGAAAACGGTTTAAAGATACGGGGCATGTCGAGTGCGTAGTATTGTTGTCAAAAGTACAGAACTGAATACCGAAAAAGGCTTGAAAATAAAGCATTTCCGAGAGTTGGGAGTTCTTTTCCGGCTCTCGGATTTTTTTGTTTTAGGAATATGGCAACCTAATAAAACCGAGGGTTGAGTGGACAGGTTGAAAATGGGCAAGGTTGAGTTGACAAGATGATTTTGTGTAGGGTTGGGTGGATAGAGTAGTTAAAGGAAAAGGGATTGTCGCACTAACGCTTTTTATTCGTTAATACGGCAGTCCCTGTTGTGTTTGCTTCGTTGAATTGGTTAGTTGTTAGGATTGTTCTGCAATACCCAAAAGCCACGCTTTGGACTACTGATTAATCCCTGATTTTTAAGATTAGTTCTTATCCATCTCATTTGATAGCTGAACTCAGTGCCAGTACAGTTGGCATCTTCTATTTTGAGGACGTCTTGTAGGATTTGAAGAAGTTCAGCTACTTTGCCGTTTATATCACAAGCCCTCATTGGTACTGAGGCTTGTTTCAAAACTTGAATAACTGCATTAGCCAACAGTTTTCTCGTTGGAAGAGTGCACATTGATTTATCCCCTTAATTTGCTTTGGTGAACAGCTAAGTATGGCAGCATTGCTGGCGTAACAGCAATGCTTGGTAATGTAGTAAGACCTAAATCCATCTGTTCCTGTGTGCTGAGTGTAGGTGAAATTTGTACATTCCCTGAATTATCAAAAGTAATAAGATGCTTGTCGAACAAAGCATCGTGGTGTGCACATAGCAAAAGACCATTATTCTCGTCAAGTTTTTCTGCATCAGTGCTTTGCTTCCAGCTTTTTATGTGGCTTGCTCTCAACATGGTTTCTGTGGAGATATTGCACAGTGCACATTTGCAAGAATATTTATTGATTAGCAGGTCTCTGAAATAGCCCTGCCCAACACGCGCTTTTATGACTGTTTCTTGCTCAGTGTTGGATAAATTAGCAATTTTTGATTTTAATGACTCTACGGATTTAAGCACTCGTTTTTTGTGTTTCGAAGTCCCAGCTGCTCTTACTCTGGTTTTTAAAGGTCTTGGTCCAGGCGGTACATTGATTGCATTACCCGCTTGAAGAGAGGAAATATAATCAGCAAGGAAATCGGGGGCAATCGTGAAAATAGGAGCACCATTACGGTCGGTTGTTTGATAAATACCATCTGTGATTGCTTTAGCGACATCTTCAATTTGAACATAGCAAGATTTCTGTCCATGGCCGACATTTACGGAAGGGTCCCATGCAGCATATAGAGGTGTTCCGGATGCAGAATTGTAAAGCCCCAGAATAATAGTTTTCTGTGTGGATGTAATAGGACGGTTGATTCCAATATTATCAACAGAGGCTCGTATTTGAATTCTTTTTTCGGATGGGTTCAATCTGTACGCCGGAGTCATGTTCCATGCGTAGATATATACATCAATTTGATTGTCGCCGTCATCCAGTACGCCAGAATACGGCTGAGAGCGCCGAGAGTTCCATTTAAATGTGTAATCGTTTCTATTCAGGTCAGTTTCAATCTGTTTTTTAATGTCAACAGCGGATAAAGTTGCTGGATTTGTTCCAGAAACGATTGTGCCGTTTGCTGCTATTTGGTTGTAGGGCATAAATAAACCTCTTTTCATTAGTATTTGAATATGTACATTGTATCATGAATATTTTTATTTGTATATATTCAATGTTATTTTTGAAAAACACAGCTTCTTTGCAATAGTTCATTGTTATTCATACTTAAACATAAATAATGTCGCTACTTCTTGACTATTTCGATTTATTCAACTATAATAAAAAGATAATAGAAGGAGGTACAGCCATGGAAGAGTACATTAATGAACCTTGGTCAAGTCTAGATGAAGTAGCTAGTTACTTAGGAGTTAATAAAGATACTATTCGTAACTGGATAAAGAAAACTGATATTCCTGCGCATAAAATTGGTCGACAATGGAAATTTAAATTGTCTGAGGTTGATGCCTGGATAAAAAGTGGCAAAAGTGCCATGTAATGATTGGAGAGTAATTATGAACGAAGATATAGTTGCAGTTAGCTTGTTCTCTGGAGCGGGAGGGTTAGATATTGCCAGTGTGATGGCTGGTGTACCCGTTATTTCAAGTACAGACTTTGATTCTGACTGCATTGAAACATTAAAGGCAAATGAGAATTATTTTGGTGATACTGAGATTTTCGAAGGAGACCTTCATGAGATTGAAAGCAATGTTTTCAAAGCAATTGTTGAAAAACGAAAGCCTAAGAAGTTTATTGTTATTGGCGGTGCACCTTGTCAGCCTTTTTCAAAGGCAGGATATTGGGTAACCAACCAGGTGCGTCGTGGAATTAATGATCCTAGAGCAACTCTTGTGAATGAATACTTGCGCGTTGTGACAGATATTCAGCCAGATGGTTTTGTTTTTGAAAATGTAGAAAGCCTGTTGCATCCAACAAACCGTGTAATCGTGGACACATTTATCGACATCATTGAGGAAGCAGGATATAAATATAAAATTGTCCGTGCAAATGCTTTGGAATATGGTGTGCCACAAAAGAGAAAGCGTCTCTTTATCATTGGAACAAAGGGTGAATTTAAACGTGACGAACCTATTAAGACTCATGACGACCCTCAAAAATGTTCAAAGAACGGATTAAAGCCCTATGTTACGGCAGGGGAAGCAATTGCTGGTTATGAGGGCGATGAATTTTTTGAGGAATATGAAGTTGCAAAAGGCGGAACCTACTATGATGACCTTTGCGAAGTTCCGCCTGGAATGAATTACAAAGCATTAACCGCTTGGGCGGGATATCCGAATCCGAAATTCGTTGCAGATAAGCGCTTTTGGAATTTCTTGTTGAAATTGTCCCCTGACCAGCCGTCATGGACTGTGTGTGCCCAGCCAGGTCCTTGGGTAGGACCTTTCCATTGGGATAACCGAAGATTACGTGCACCTGAAGTGGCAGCAATTCAGACATTCCCTAAAGGCTACAAATTCTGCGGAAATAGACGTTCTGTTCAAAAACAGATTGGAAATGCTGTTCCGTGCCTTATGGGAAAAGCAATGATAGAATATTTGAAGGAGAGTTTAGAATAATGCCAAATGTACTGAGTATATTCTCAGGTGGTGGCGGTATTGATTGTGGTTTCAAAAAAGCCGGATTCGATATTTGTTTCTCAACTGATTTTTGGAAACCCGCTTGTGATACGCTTGAGAAAAATAAAGTAGGAAAGCTTGTAGTTTGTGATGATATTCGAAAAATAGACTATGATGCTTGTCTTGCACAAATTAATATGAAAAAATCAGACATTGATATCTTGGTAGGGGGTCCTCCGTGCCCTGCGTATTCAAAGTCTAGATTCTATCGCACGGAGAAAAAACGTGCACTTGAGGATGAAAATTCCTTCACATTATATGAATATTTTAGAGCACTTGATGAAATTAGGCCTAAGGTATTTTTCTTTGAAAATGTATTTGGCTTTGTTTATAAGCCACACAAAGCAGCTTTCGATTTGTTGAAAGAACGTGCAGAAGAGTACGGTTATGAAATTACTTATAAGGTTGTTAATACTGCTGATTATGGCGTACCACAGACTAGAGAAAGATTCATTTGTGTTGGTGTACGCAGAGATTTCGGCTGCAAATTCGTATTTCCAGAAGAAACTCATTACAATCCAGAAAAATCGGATGTAGCATCCACAAATTTGAAACCATGGGTGACTTGCAAAGAGGCAATTGGCGATTTGGATTATCCTCTTCCGGAAGATGAAGAAATGCAGGCGGGTTCTAAACACAAGGACTTATTAAAACTTGTGCCTCCAGGAGATAATTATCTTTATTTTACGGCCGAGCGAGGATACCCGAATCCAATTTTTAAATGGCGTTCAAGGTATTGGTCGTTCTTACTAAAGTTATCACCAGATAGACCTTCATGGACAATACAGGCTAGCTTTTCAAATAATATGGGACCGTTTCATTGGACGAATAGATTTCTTCGCATCAATGAAATTAAGCGAATTCAGACGTTTGATGACGACTACGAATTATGCGGAGATTTTAAGGACCAGTGGCGTCAGGTAGGAAATGCTGTACCTGTAAAAATGGCCAATATTGTCGCTAGTGAAATCATGCGTCAGTACTTTAGTGACAAATAATACAGACATGGAAGGAGGGCATCTACATGCCAGAATATCAATTTGCGGATAAAGGCGGAAAAATTATATCTGTTGAGTATGATAAAAATAATTACTTTTCTGCTGAACAGGTATTATCAAGTCTTGAGTCTGTGTTTAGTAAGTTTCCATTTCCTGCTTATGTTGAACAAGTAGAGGAATATGATGATGTTTTTCATGTTACCTTTCCTGAAGGAAATGATGGTATAGGAGATGTATTTATCTGTGCCAAAGGAACCACCCCTGGTGGCAGAAGTGGATTAAAAGATGAACAGCGTATTCAGCCGAAAGCAAAATATCTTAACTATGTGTTTGAACGAGGGGAAGAAGGTAAAAAGGCTGTTTTTTTAGGTGTATATAATCGTGATGGTGAAACTATCCTCTGCACCTGGAAGGTTATGGCTTCAGCAGCAGCTTCTCTCGAAACCCCAATTTCTAAACAGATAAAGATTACAAGTATTGCGAAAGCAATGCGAGAAGGATTTGTTCAGCAAGATAAAGGTAAGGGTGAGTATGCTTGCGCATTTCGGCCAGAATTCCTGTATTTTTACCTTCGTAATTGTGAGTGGTTGCATACGGGTAATGTAAGTGAATTGGCAGAACATACAGAACCTGAAAGCTTTGAAAATGCAGTAGATATCACATCAAAAAATAGTTTTGAAGCGGTTGATTTTTGTACGGGTATTAAGCTTAAATCTCCAAGGAATAGAATTATTTTTGGCGCACCGGGAACAGGTAAAAGTTTCACTCTAAACAAAGAGGCGAAGGAACTCTTGGCAGATGGTGGACATGAGGAACGAGTTACTTTTCATCCAGACTATTCTTATGCGAATTTTGTTGGCACATATAAGCCTGTTATGGTCGGTGGAAGTTCCGGCACAATTGACTGTATGAGTAAAGAAGTGGTTTCTGTGTTGTTGGACAAAACAAAAACAGCGCAGGAAAAATATGATTTGTTATATGATCGATTCAAGGATGATGGATTAACAAGGCTGCCCATTTTGCTAGGATTGTATACCGATGAAGTATTTAAAACAAGAAAGCAAGATGGAACAGATGCTGTTGGTGATAATAGCGTAGAACGAAATCACGGGAAGGCACTTAGACCATATGTAGCACTCCCTTCTGATATAAAGGCAAAAGAAGAAATCGCATATGAGTATGTTCCGGGTCCTTTTATGCGAGTGTTGGCAAAAGCACTTAAAAGTGCAATGACTGATAATCCAAAACCACATTTACTTATTATTGAAGAAATAAATAGAGCCAATGTGGCTGCTGTTTTTGGCGATGTGTTTCAGTTGCTTGACAGGGCGTCAACTAACGATAGTGAATATGAAATCGCGACGACTATTGAGATGCGCATCTATCTTGCAAAGGAACTCGGGGTAGATATAGGAGCAGTGGAAACTATCAAAATTCCAGATAATATGTTTATTTGGGCGACAATGAATAGTGCTGACCAAGGAGTATTTCCGATGGACACTGCATTTAAGCGTAGATGGGACTTCACCTATTTAGGAATCGATGACAGTGAAAAAGATTTGATTGGGAAAACGGTTGTGCTGGGGTCAGGAAATACCAAGCACAAGGTTGAGTGGAATAAACTGCGTAAGGCCATTAATAACTTCTTGGCAAAAGAGAAAATTAATGAAGATAAACAGTTGGGGCCTTATTTCATTGCGAGAAATATTGTTGTTCCTGAAGAAGGTGCAGAAATTGATAATGAAAGATTTATTCACACATTCAAGAGTAAGGTAATTATGTATCTGTTCGAAGATGCAGCAAAGCAGAAACGTCCGAAATTGTTTGAAGGTTGCTTCGAAAACAGTAGTCGATACTCAGAAATTTGCCGAGAATTTGAGAAAAAAGGCGTTGGAATATTTCATCACGATATTCAACTTGAAGCAGAGCCGGAAGACTTGACCCGTGCATCTCCTGTTGATAATGAGTAAGGAGGTACATAAATGCACTCTGAATTTGTAAGAGAACAAAAAAGGTATACACAGAAGGAACTCAGTAAAATCTTTTCTTGTTCAGAAGAAAAAACGGTTTCGATTATCCGTAAACTCAAGGAATTCGGAGTCTTAAAGGCTGTAAAAGCGGAAGAGAAACAGCGTGATATGTCGGAACTTATAGATGAAGATATAGAAGTTTCTGACGTTGAAATAGGAGAAAACGAATACCTTTATGTTTTTACTTTTGTTGGAGTTATCGTTGTATCGGGACTTGTTTTGAAATGTTATCCGAAGTATTTGCTAACAGTCACGCATCCCGAGCAGGAATTAACACAGGTTATTAAGGTCCTTGAAAAATATAATTCCAAGGAACAGATTATTCGAATGTTTAATGACAGTAGCGAGAGTAGGTCCTTTAATTTATTGGCAGTACTGTTGTTTTTAATGCAAGACTATTATGAAAATGGCATCTACGAGAATACAGATGATATTGTTGAGAGTAATGGGTCTGGTGAGATAATTTGGGATAAGACGATTAATGAGACCTTTGCGATGATTTCTAACAATCGCCCGTATTATGTGGATTTGCAAACAAGGAAAAGAATTTCTGACGAGCATGATTATTTCAAACGCTTGCATGAATGCGTACTTACGATTGCCTCAAAAGAACTTGAGGATGCTGGATTATTGAATTTGTTTGAACTGATGGGTGTTGACCTCACAGAAGAAACTTTAGATGACTTCGGTGATAAAGAAGTTGTTCTATATAATATTGAGAAAGAGTTAGGCACCCAATTCAATACAAGAAAACAGCTTGTTTTGAAAACAATTTATACTTATCTTGACCACAGTGGAAGTTTATATGATGTGGATTGCCTATCACTGTTTGGAACCAACAGCTTCAACCTTGTGTGGGAAAGAGTTTGTGCTGAAATCATGGATAATCAGCTTGAAAATCGCTTAGGGACATTAAGGTTACCTATTCCGCTAAGGAATAAGTACGACAGACGGGAAAAATTGATTGAAATAATTGAAAAACCATTATGGGTAGCAACAGGAAAAACAGCAGCAGATACTTTAATACCGGATATTGTTACTATTTCTATGGTCGATGGAAATTGGCAGTTTATTATTTTTGATGCAAAATATTATAACGCTAAGTTGGAACCGGGCAATGTACCGAAAGGGCAACCTGGGATTGAGTCGGTTACAAAGCAATATTTATATCAATTGGCATACAAAGAATTCATGAGCGAGCATAAGTTTTCAGCAGTAAAAAATTGCTTTTTGATGCCTACAGAAGGAAATTCTATTGTGGACAAAGAATCGGTATCCTTGCAGATGCTTTCAAAACTTGGATTGGAATGTATAAAAGTACGATTCATTCCAGCTAAAATGGCATATGAAAATTATTTATCAGGAAGAAAACTTGACCTTTCTCTTTTGAAACTCTGAATCTGGTAAGGAGGGTAGAATTATGGCAGCGCATCGTTCATTTACTGAATATGTAAAAAAGAGATTTGATAATAATTTCTGGGCGGCTGCCGAAAGCTACCTGGAGGCAAATTTTGATTCCTTGGGTATTGAACTGAGGAGAATTCATCGTGCCGGAGAGACGGAAATTTCCGATGTTAAGGTAGAACACGTGTGGGTTGAGGACAAACCAGGCATGGAGATACATTTTGATGTAGCGGTATCTATTTGGTTTGAAACTCATGAGGGTGATTATCATTACGATGATTACGATGAAAATATCGTGTGGATGATGGCTCACTGTCGCGGTGATTTGGATAAGAATCTTGACGATTTTGAAATTCTTCGAGTATCAAGATACAATGGAAAAAGTCGAGTACAGAATCCGATGGATGATGCACTTGTTCCGGTAATAAATAAAAATCAACTGGACGATGCTGCAGAGCAATTTCTTCGTAAGCATTATAAAAAAGCGTTATTGGAGCCGATGTGGCTCAATCCGTTAGAGCTTGCAAAAAATATGGGATTGACGGTTCGCTATGAGAATATTACTAGAGATGGTACTGTTTTCGGCAGAAGTTTCTTCTGCGATTGTCAGGCTGATTTATATAACCCAGTGGCAGATGAGATGTATCAAGAACATATTCCTGCAGGTACTATTTTAGTTGATAAGAAAACGGCATTTTTATCCGTGTTAGGCAGTGTCAATAACACGATAGTACACGAGTGTGTCCACTGGGATAAACATAAAAAGGCATTTGCACTTGTGAGATTATATGACAATAGCCTTTCCAATATCGGTTGCAAGGTAATCGGCGGTGTTGCCGGAAATCGCAGAGATTCGATTGATTGGATGGAATGGCAAGCTAACGCTTTGGCTCCACGTATTCAGATGCCTATTACCATGTTTAAGAAAAAGGTAGAACAGCTTATCAGTAAATATCGTAGAGAAATGAAGGCTTACGATATGATTGATATCATCGAGCCGATTATTGATGAACTGGTTATTATCTTTGGTGTTTCACGACTTGCTGCGAAGATACGAATGTTGGATGCAGGATATGAAGAGGTCGCCGGAGCATTTATTTATGTTGATAATCGTTATGTGAAGCCGCATAAACCGTCTAACGGCAGTCTGGACAGAAACAAAACATTTTCGATTTCAGCGCGTGATGCCATTGTTGAATCCAAATTCAATCCTGAATTGGCAGCAGTTTTGGCGGATAATGAATATGTTTTTGTTGATTCTCACTTTGTCCTTAACACTCCACTGTATTTGGAAACGGACAGATTTGGAAAACAAAGCCTTACACATTATGCCAGAAATCATATGGAAGAATGCTGTTTGGTGTTTGACTTAAAAATCAAGACATCGGTTACCGAGCATTACCATACGGAGTGTTTCCTTAACAGAGATAAATCATCTGACATTACATTTGAGGCACATTATTCTGATAAGAGCAAGAGTGCCAAAAATCAAGTGCAGATGATAAAAGACTATAATGCGGATGTGTTGTCTATTGCCAAAAAACTTCCCATGAATTTTTCGGGGTCACTTGATGCTCTTATAGGGTGGGCGGAGATGACAGAAGAAGAATTGGCTGAAGCCGCAGACATGAGTGAGAAAACGATTCAACGCTTAAGAAATACAGAGCCGGATAATGTTACGATTGAAACGGTAATGCAATTATGTATCGGCATGAAGTTACCACCCGTTTTAAGTGCGTGTCTAATGAAGGCATCCGGCAAGAGTTTTATGATGACTGAACAGCATATTATGTACCAGTTCTTATTGAACTCCTGTTACCATATGTCGATATTTGATTGCAATGAAATGTTAACGGCTCAAGGATTGAAACCTCTGGGAAGGCAGAATAGGGTTTCATAAATAGTTTGAAAAAGTTTTTTCTGTAGCCGGACATCCCATGTCCGGCTGCTTTGATATAGAGAGGTGCGGAATGGGAAGATTTGATATTGATAAGAAATATAGTAAAGATTGTCCCGTTTCATGGCATTCTTTATATATGGATCTGGTAAATGAATTTGAAAATACTCATCCTGGAGAATTTATTGATGAGGATACGATAAGAGATAAATTTACCAATAGTGATGGTTCGGGGCTGGTAGATAAATTGAAATCTGTATTAGAATTTGATATCAACAGAATTGCCGGAACAGATAAAGCAGAAATATTTGATATGTTTAGGGTTTTAAAGCTATTGTTTTATATTGAAAAGAACGGTGACCCTAAAACAAAAGTTATATCTGATAATTACAGGATACAGATTACGGACATTTTGGCGAAGCCGCGTCTTTCGAATGTACCAAGTGAATATACACCATTTAGTGTATATGGTGTATATTTTGCAAGGTTGTATGCTGATATAAAAAGTGCAGTACCCGATGCAAAAGAGCGTGAAATTCGATTGGAAGAAATAAACGCATATTGGGAGTATATAACAGACAAAGTTTTTGATTATGTAATAAATGATAGTGCTTTGGAACACCCAGAGGATGCATTAAAAGAGTTAGATAGGATACATCGATTTCTTAAAGAAAAGGTGTTAGATAAACTAAAAAATCATGATGTCATAAGTTTATCTAAGCCTGAAAAGGTTCTACCTGCTTTCTTTAATTTATTGGCGTGTCATAGGTTATTATGTAATGAAAATGACAGAATTCGGTTAAACTATGAGATATGCTTAACAGCACCGCCGGATAAAGATTATATTGAAATTTTCAAGAAATACGAAACCTATGAGGCAAAATGGGAATTTCTGCATCTAATCAAAGAACACTTGAAAAATAAGAATGAGGACTCTGGAGCAGAACTTGCGTTGTGTTTGACGGCTTATGGAAAGAACATTGACGAGAATGATATCAAGCATTATTTGTATGCTGCAGACAAAGCAAAAATTATAGCATCGTGGATTGAAAAATATAAAGGTGCTGATTTCAGCAATGGAATTTCACTGGATATGCTTGTAATAATTATGCAAGAACTTATCAATAATAAGAAAAACGGTGATAAGGTTTCGAACGATTATTATGGCTATAATAACAAGTACCGTTCTTTAATGACGGCGGTAAAAAATCCACAAAAAGCGGATGCTGTTGTATTACAGGCGTGGATAAAGAAATTAGAAAATCGCACAGCCATTAATTTCGGTGCATTTGACTTAATTCAGAAGAAACGAGAGATTGAGACGACAATATATGAAATAAAGAGCATTATCTATTCATATAGAAATCTGGATGACTTGGAGTTTGTAAATTCTGTTATATGTCATTTCGTTGCCCGATCCATAACGAGCAGAGATTTAGCAATGGATATAGGAGGCCGATTTGCTGAAAAAGTAATTCATAATCTAAATGATGAATTAAAAGATAGGATGAAATTTTATATGTGGCCAGAAGGAATCAATGTTTTAGATATGTTTCGAGAATTTCTCATAGATAGAAGAGATATTGAAGGCTGTGTTGCAGAAGAGGTTGCACGGCAGATTAACGAGTTTTATGAAAGAGATGATGGTATTATAGGCAGAGGCATGAGGGTTGATTTTGAAGTGTATGTCAGCGAAAAATATTGTAAAGATTTTTTGTTGATATATTTCGTCGATAAAGATACTGATACATTAACCTATAAGCAATTCTATGAGGTTTGTTCAGATACAGATGCTGAAAGAATGAAGTCTCTTGGACTTGAAAAATTTGTGAAAACAGAATAAGAAAAGTTTTTAAGACGGGTTACTCAATGCAGTAGTAGTCCTTTATAAAATACAATAGAGCCATGAACGGCGGAAATAAAATCCGTTGTTCATGGCTCTATTGTATTTTATAGCAGCTTTCAACGGACATCCCATGTCCGAGTGTTTTGAAACTGTTTCAGCTACAATTAAGAGCGAACAGAGGAACTGTTCAAATAAAAAATATTCCAATGCCCGAAGTGGTCGACCTTAAGGCGGCGGGATACATCAAGAGTCAAATTCACGGTATAGCCGTGGACTGACCAAAGATGTACCCACCGTGCTTTGCCGTGCCCATTTTCGGTATCAGAGTCGGTGTGTACCATCACATCGGCTCTTTTTGTGTCCCTGCCGCCTGCCTTTCGGGCGGAAAAGAAAGGCAGGGACTTTAAATGAGAAAGTTCAAAACAGCGGAAGACAATCGCACAAATTACGTTTATTACTTCAACGATGGTACAAGCTACACCATTACTCCGGGAGAAAACGAAGAAAATGCAACTATTATCTCACAGCTTCACGGCATGGATGATGACGAGTTGGATGCACAACGTAGAGAAGCATATCACTGCCCAGTTCACTATGACGGCTACCATGACGGTGACGGCGACGATGCGGATGACCGCAACCCTTATCTTGAGGATGAAAGCTACAACCCTCTGCAGCAGATTCTTTCATCCATTGCAGAAGAGGAGCGTTCTTCCAGAATGGCGAAGCTGAAGGTTGCACTTTCAGAACTGACGGACAAGCAGAAAGATACTGTTGTGAAGAAGTTCTACTGTGGCATGACCAACGTGGATATCGCAGCGGAAGAAGGTGTTTCCGAAGCGGCTATCCGTAACCGCTTGAGTAAGATTTACGCAACGCTGAAAAAGAAAATTTGAAAAAAGTTGATTTGAGGGGGTTCGATTCCCCCTCATTTTTCGCTTATGGACAGAGGGGTGAGAAAAACTCCTCGGAAAGGAGCCAAGTGCAATGGGAATTAAACACAAGGTATGTATCAACATTGCAAAACCCGGCGGTACGCCTTCTCCGGTAGTCCGAAGCGGTACGATGCAGATTCGCAAGAGAATATTGGATTTTCTCTTCGGTCAGCAGGTAAACGTTCTGGTTCTGTCCCCCGGTGATTCGGTGCAGACCGTCGAGATTCACGAACTGAAAGGAGGCGAGAACCATGACAAACGCAAACAAATTTAACCTGCTCCTTGATGTGGTGAAGCTGATGCACTCATTGGCAGACGGACTGGAGGCTGTGGCTTATGCATTCGCAGACAGCCAGGAACTGTTCGTAGAAGCCAAAGAAGTGTCGAGGCCTGTCGAAACAGGACAACCCACACCAAAGGCTATCGCAGAAAAGATGCCTACATTAGAAGATGTCCGTGCCGTACTTGCGGTGAAAAGCCAGAACGGTATGACATCCGAGGTTAAGGGTCTGATTACCAAATACGGCGGCAGCAAGCTGTCGGATGTTGACCCGAAGCATTATGCAGACATCATCAAAGATGCGGAGGTGCTTGGCAATGGGTAATCACGCACTGCTTTCCCCTTCCAGTTCCCACAGGTGGTTATCGTGTACACCGAGTGCGGTTCTGGAAACGGAATTTGAAAACAAGAGCAGCAATGCTGCCGAGGAAGGTACCGCTTTTCACGCCCTGTGCGAACACAAGCTGAAGAAGGCACTTCGCAGACGCAGTAAACGTCCGGTTTCTGCATTCAATTCGGATGAGATGGAAGAACACTCTGACGCTTATGTGGAGTTCGTCTTAGAACAGTTTGAAAAAGCAAAGCAGACCTGCTCTGACCCATTGGTGCTGATTGAGCAGAAATTGGACCTGTCGGAGTTTGTTCCCGGTTCTTTTGGTACGGCAGACTGTCTGATGGTTTCAGATGACACCCTGCATATCATAGACGCAAAGTACGGACTTGGGGTGCTTGTGGATGCGGAACGAAATACGCAGCTTATGTGTTACGGCATCGCAGCACTCAGTGTCTATGAGAGCCTGTATGACATCAAGGAAGTTTCACTTTCCATTTTTCAGCCAAGACGTGAGAATGTCCAGACATGGACGATGCCCGTGGAGGATTTGAAAGATTGGGCAGAAAACGAACTGAAACCGAAGGCACAAATGGCTGACAAGGGCGAGGGCGAATATTGTCCTGGAGAGTGGTGTCAGTTCTGCCGTGCAGCGGTTAAGTGCCGTGCAAGGGCAGCAGAAAAACTCCGTATCGCAGAGGAAGAATTCAAGCTACCACCTTTACTTACAGACGAAGAGATTGAATCCATTCTTCCCATGCTATCGGACATTACCAAATGGGCAAATGAAATCAGTGCCTATGCCCTGGAGGCGGCACTAAACCACGGTAAGGAGTGGAGCGGGTTCAAAGTTGTGGAGGGGCGTTCCAACCGTAAGTTCTCGGATGAGGACGCTGTTGCAAAAGCAGCCAAGGAACACGGCTACACAGATATTTACCGTCAGAGCCTTATCACACTGACAGAAATGCAGAAGCTGATGGGCAAAAAGCAGTTCGAGGAAATCCTGGGTGACCTCGTTATCAAACCACCCGGAAAGCCTACTCTCGTTCCCCTTTCGGATAAGAGGCAGGCAATGAATGTATCAGACGCAAAAAACGAATTCAATGAAATTATGGAGGATTAATATTATGGCAAACGTAAACAGAACTAAGGTTATCACTGGCAAGAACACTCGTCTTTCTTACTTCCACGGTTGGGAGCCTGTCAGCATTAATGGCGGCACTGAAAAGTATTCCGTATCTGTGCTGATTCCGAAGGACGATACCGAAACCATCAACGCTATCAATGCAGCTGTGGATGCTGCGATTGAGGAAGGCATCGCCAAATTCGGTGGCAAGAAGCCTAACAAGGGTGCTATCAAATTGCCTCTTCGTGACGGCGATGAGGAGCGTGATGATGATGCCTACAAGGGTCATTATTTCGTAAACGCCAACAGCACCACTGCCCCTCAGATTGTGGACAAGGCGGTGAAGCCTATCCTTGACCGTGATGAGGTTTATTCCGGTTGTTATGCGAGAGTGTCTTTGAACTTCTACGCATTCAACAGCAACGGAAATCGCGGTATCGCCTGTGGTCTTGGCAACATCCAGAAAATCCGTGACGGTGAGTATCTCGGCGGCCGTACTTCCGCAACCGATGATTTCTCCACTGTTGAGGATGATGACTTCTTGGCTTAAGTGTCCCCCCCTGGCGGGCGGTGTGAAATACCACCGTCTGCCTCAAACGAAAACTACGAAATAACGAGGTAAAACGATATGAACGAATTATACGAATTTATGAAACAGGTCGATGTGATTGTCCTTTTCTGCCTGATCTACGGTCTTGCCATCAACGGCATCGTATGGGCAGTATGTGAATTTATCCGCTTTGTGGTAAAGAAGGTAAAAGCCTTCATTACGAAACGCAAAGAGAAAAAGGCTGCACAGAAGGATGATGTGACCGAGTAAACATGACGGGCGGCGGAGGATGTTCTTCTGCCGCCTTTGTCATAGGAAGGAAAATGCTATGAAGACATTGAGTATAGATATCGAAACTTTCTCCTCGGTCAATCTGCAAAAGTGCGGTGTGTACAAATATGCAGAGAGCGAGGATTTTGAAATATTATTGTTTGGCTATGCCGTAGACGGTGGTACGGTGCAGGTAGTCGACCTTGCCTGTGGAGAGAAAATCCCTGCTGAAATTATAAACGCACTGACCGATGATGCCGTGATAAAAACGGCGTATAACGCAACCTTTGAAAGGGTCTGCCTGTCCAGATATTTATCGGATATGGGTGTTAGCCTTGACCCTTTCCATGACAACCATCCGCTATCGCAGGAATGCGCCCGTTTTCTAAATCCGGCAAGTTGGCATTGTACCATGATTTGGGCGGCAACGTTAGGTTTGCCGCTTTCCCTTGAAGGTGTTGGTGCAGTTCTCGGTTTGGAGAAACAAAAGCTGACTGAGGGTAAATCTTTAATCAAATATTTCTGTGTTCCCTGTGCGCCTACCAAAGTAAATGGTGGTCGCACAAGAAATCTGCCGGAACATGATATGGAAAAATGGCAGCAGTTTAAGGCATATAACCTTCGTGATGTGGAAACGGAGATAGGTATCCAGGAGAAGTTATCCCGATTCCCTGTGCCTGAGAAGATTTGGGATGAATATCATGTGAGCGAAGAAATCAATGACCGTGGTATCGGTGTGGATATGGTGCTTGTAAAAGAGGCAATCGAAATCGACAGTAAGAGCCGTGAACATTTAACGGCTTTAATGCAGGATATGACAAATCTCGACAACCCCAATTCCGTACAGCAGATGAAGTCCTGGCTTGCAGAGAATGGTCTTGAGATGGACAGCCTTGGAAAAAAGGAAGTGGCGGCGGCAATCAAAACAGCGCCATCGGATATTACCGATGTGCTTTCCTTACGTCAGCAGCTTGCCAAAAGCAGTGTCAAAAAATACACGGCTATGGAAAATGCAGTCTGCAGGGATAACCGTGCAAGAGGTATGTTCCAGTTTTACGGTGCGAACAGAACCGGAAGATTTGCAGGAAGGTTGATTCAACTTCAGAATCTGCCACAGAACCATATGCCGGATCTGGCAGAGGCGCGTGGTCTTGTTCGCAGTGGAAATTATGATGCGTTGGAACTTCTGTATGAGGATATTCCAGATACCCTGTCACAGCTTATCCGTACCGCCTTTGTGCCACAGAAGGATAGAAAATTTATCGTGGCAGATTTTTCTGCCATTGAAGCGAGGGTTCTCGCCTGGCTTGCGGGCGAACAGTGGAGAATTAAGGTGTTTGAAGAAGGCAAGGACATTTATTGCAGCAGTGCAAGTCAGATGTTTGGTGTTCCGGTAGAAAAGCACGGTGTTAATGGACACTTGAGGCAGAAAGGCAAAATTGCGGAACTTGCCTTGGGTTACGGCGGTTCAGTCGGTGCCCTTAAAGCAATGGGAGCCTTGGAGATGGGACTTACAGAAGAGGAACTACAGCCACTTGTGACAGCGTGGAGAAATGCCAATCCCATGATAACCATGCTGTGGTGGGATATTGACCGCGCCGTTAAGACCTGCGTCAAACAGAGAATCAGTACCGAAACCCACGGCTTGAAGTTTGATTATAAAAGTGGATTTCTGTTTCTTACACTCCCTTCCGGCAGACGGCTTGCTTATGTGAAACCACGCATGGGAGAGAATCAGTTCGGCGGCGAGGCTGTGACCTATGAAGGTGTGGGCGCAACAAAGAAATGGGAGCGTTTGGAAAGTTACGGTCCTAAATTTACGGAGAATGCGGTGCAGGCTATTGCGAGGGATATTCTGATGTATGCCATGCAGACATTAAGCCATTGCTCCATTGTGGCTCACGTCCACGATGAAATTATTATTGAGTGTGATCGTAGGGTTTCCCTTGAGGCTGTCTGTGAACAGATGGGCAGAACTCCGCCTTGGGCAGAGGGGTTGCTGCTCCGTGCTGACGGCTACGAATGTGATTTTTATAAAAAAGATTAAATTTTGGGGGTTCGATTCCATCGGATTTTTCGCTTATAGGCAGAAGGATGATTTGTCCTTCTGTCTATTTCATTTTTAAGGAGGATTCGCTATGGACGAATTAATCAGAATCAACTATGACAGTGAGCGCCCTACTGTGAACGGACGCGACTTGCACGATGCTCTGCAGGTAAAGACCGCGTACAAAGATTGGTTTCCAAGAATGTGTGAATACGGCTTTTCCGAGGGTACAGACTTCTGCTCATTTTTGAGCGAAAGTTCCGGTGGCCGCCCTGCGGTAAATCATAAGCTTACCATCGATATGGCAAAACAGCTCTGCATGATTCAGCGTACCGATATCGGTAGAAAGTTCCGCCAGTATTTCATCCAAGTAGAAGAGGCATGGAACTCACCCGAAGCGGTTATGGCGAGAGCGTTGCAGTTTGCCAATCAGCAGCTTGCACTTTTAAGACATCAGAACATGGAACTGACAGATACCATTGCCGTTCAGAATCAGCAGATTTTGGAGATGAAGCCGAAGGTCAGCTATTACGATGTGGTTCTAAACTGCAAAGACCTTATTTCCACATCAGCCATTGCCAAGGATTACGGAAAATCCGCTATCTGGATGAACCGCTATCTCCATGAAAAAGGTGTGCAGTTCAAGCAGGGCGATATCTGGCTTTTGTATCAGAAATATGCACAGAAGGGTTACACAAGCACCAAGACCCACAGCTATCCGGGTACTGACGGCGAAACCCATACCAAAGTGCATACCTACTGGACACAAAAAGGCAGACTTTTCATCTACCAACTTATGAAATCAGACGGCATGATGCCGTTGATTGAGCAGGAGGTGTAACGCTATGGGAATCGATAAATTTAACTCTGAAGGTTACTATGACCCGACCTGTTATGAGGCAATGACCAATGTGGTAAAGGCGGACAGACAGTCCGCTTTCCGCCCTATGGTATACATCTGCTCCCCATTCTCCGGTGATACAGAATACAACACCGAACAGGCAAGAAAATACAGCCGTTTTGCTTATGAGAAGAATGCAATCCCTATGACGCCCCATTTACTGTATCCACAGTTTATGTCGGATGACAAACCGGAAGAACGCGCCGATGCCATGCATTTCAATTATGTTTTGCTTGGTAAGTGTAATGAGTTGTGGGTGTTCGGTGATGTGATTTCCAAAGGTATGGCTCATGAAATCGGTATTGCAAAAAAGAGAAATCAGACCATTCGTTGGTTCAATAAAGACTGTGAGGAGGTTAGCAAAAATGCGTGATTTAAATATTGCATACGGCAACAGCCGACAGGCAAAGACATGGGTCAATAAAACCATCGGCTTCGAGGAACTGAAAGAACGCCTTAAGGTGACCATTCGTACACCGGAGTCAGCAGAAGAATACGCCAAGATGAATAAGGCACAGCGTGATCAGGCAAAAGACCACGGCGGGTTTGTTGGCGGTGTCCTTAAGGGCGGCCGCAGAAAAATCGACACCGTGGAATCACGCTCTATGCTTTCTCTTGATGGTGACCGTATTACAACGGAATTTCTTGAGGCGTTTGAAGCAACCTTTCCATATACTTCTGTGCTTTATACTACGCACAGTAGTACAGAAGAAAATCCGAGGGCAAGAATCGTATGTCCTCTGACCCGTGATGTGGCACCGGAGGAGTTCGTTGCCGTATCCCGCTATGTGGCTCAAATGCTCGGTATCGACTATTTTGACGAGTGTTCGTACCTTCCCAATCAGCTGATGTACTGGCCGTCCACTCCGCAGAATGGTGCTTTTGTGTATAAGGAAACGGACGGCGGTTGGCTTGACCCCGATGAAATCCTCAATGCCCATCCGGAATGGACTGACCTTACAAGACTGCCTACTTCATCCAGAGAAAGTAAGGCAAACAGTGTTACACAGCAGAAGGTACAGGACCCACTTTCGAAGGAAGGTGTGGTAGGTCTTTTTAACCGTGTATATTATCCAATTTCCAAGGCTTTGGAGGTATTTCTCTCAGATGTATATGAGCCAACAGAAAATGAGAGCCGTTGGCATTTTATCCAGTCAAGCAGTATGGCGGGCGTGGAAATCAAAGAGGATAAGTTTGTCTATAGCCACCATGCCAAAGACCCTGCATACCTTAAATTGTGCAATGCTTTTGATATTGTTCGTATCCATCGATTCGGGGATAAGGATGACAAGGCATCCTTTAACGCAATGTGTGAGTTTGCCATGAAGCAGGATGATGTAAAACTCCTTGCTGCCAATGAACGCTTGGCACAGGCAGACGCAGAGTTTTCTGCTGTGGACGATGATTGGAAGAAAAAACTCCACTATCAGCCGAGGTCGAGTCTTCTTGAAAACAGCGTATATAATCTGAACCTTATTCTTAACAATGACCCTGATTTTCAGAATTTCGCTTTCAACGAGATGGCAAATCGTATTCAGATTACAGGTCCTCTTCCTTGGGAGCGTCCTGCCGGAAATGAATTCTGGCGTGATGCGGATACGGCACAGCTTAAGTCCATTATCGATATTCGCTATCTGCCTTTTTCCAGCCGTAACCACGATGTTGCTTTTACCAAGGCTGCCGATGACCGTCACTTTCACCCTGTCCGTGATTATTTGGACAGTCTGCCTGAGTGGGATGGGGTTAAGCGTGTGGAAGACCTCTTTATCAAATATCTGCAGGCAGATGATACGGAATATGTACGCACGGTTACAAGAAAAACCTTTGCAGCCGCCGTTGCCCGTATCTATGTTCCCGGCATTAAGTTTGACTGTGTTCCCGTGCTTGACGGTGAACAAGGTATTGGTAAGTCCACAATTGTGAAAGACCTTGTGGGTTCGGAGTATTATTCAGAAACCCTGTCCCTTACGGATATGGATGATAAATCCGGTGCAGAAAAACTGCAGGGGTTCTGGGCAGTGGAAATTGGCGAACTTGCAGGTATGAAGAAGGCTGACATTGAGAAAGTGAAAGCGTTTCTTTCCACCTGCGATGACAAGTACAGACCTTCCTATGGTCGAGTGGTGGAATCTCATCCAAGACAGTGCATTATCATTGCCACGGTTAACGGTGAGCGTGGATATCTGCGTGATATTACGGGTAACCGCCGTTTTTGGATTATCAAGGTGCATCAGAAGAAGCAGAAAAAGACCTGGAACTTTACCGATGAATACCGTCAGCAGTTTTGGGCAGAGGCAAAAGCCATCTGGAAGTCCGGCGAGGAACTTTTCTTAAGAGATGATATGCTCGCAGAGGCTGAAAAGATACAACAGTCTGCGATGGAAGTAGACGAGCGTGTAGGTATGGTGGAAGAGTATCTGAACACCTTACTTCCGACCGATTGGGACAGCATGGATTTGTACCAAAGACGAAACTTCCTGCAAGGCAGTGAGTTTGGTCAGCCTGATCATAAAGGTGTGGTGGCTCGTACCGAAGTCAGCAATCCGGAAATTTGGTGCGAGTGTTTTGGTAAAAATCTGCAGGAATTGAAGCCTTCGGACAGCTATGCCATTGCAGCGTTGATGAGTCAAATCAGTGGTTGGGAGCGTACCAACAGTATCAAGCGTCAGCCGATTTATGGCAGGCAGCGACTTTACAAATTCGGAGGTTAAGAACACAAGAATGCGACACAACACAACTATTTCCCTTATATTCGAAATGGCTTTTATTAAGGGTATAAGTAAAAAACACCTGTGTATAGGCGCGTAAGGAATATATAGGGAATGGTTGTGACTTTGTGTTCTTGTGTCAGATGAGGTGTAGACATGAGAGAACAGATGATAGAGAAAAAATTCACGGACGCAGTGAAGAAAATGGGAGGTATCGCACCGAAGTTTGTAAGTCCCGGTTTAGATGGTGTGCCAGACCGACTTGTGCTTTTGCCAATGGGAAGAATGGCATTTGTGGAATTCAAGGCTCCCGGCAAAAAGATGCGTCCTTTACAGATAAGACGTAAAAAGCAGTTGGAAAGCCTCGGCTTTCAGGTTTACTGCGTTGACAGTATAGAACAGATTGGAGGTGTGATTGATGCAATACAATCCGCATGAATATCAGACGTATGCAACGAACTTCATATTGGAACATCCCGTGGCGGCGGTTCTGCTTGAAATGGGTCTTGGTAAGAGTGTCATCACACTGACTGCCATTTATGAATTGATGCTGAACCGATTCGAAGTAGAAAAGGTGCTTGTGATTGCTCCTCTTCGAGTGGCAAGGGATACATGGCCTGCGGAAATCGAAAAGTGGGAGCATCTGAAAGGTCTTACTTATTCCGTAGCAATCGGAACAGAGGCAGAAAGGCTTGCAGCCTTAAAGCGTCCCGCCCACCTGTACTTAATCAACCGTGAAAATGTGGACTGGCTTATTACAAAAAGCCATCTCCCCTTTGATTATGACATGGTGGTGATTGATGAATTATCCTCCTTCAAATCCTATGCAGCAAAAAGGTTCAAAAGCCTTCTGAAAGTAAGACCCCGCGTAAAGCGTATGGTAGGTCTTACGGGCACTCCCTCTGGTAACGGACTTATGGATTTGTGGGCAGAGTTCCGTGTGCTTGATATGGGTCAGAGGCTTGGAAGGTACATCACCCATTATCGTAACAACTTCTTTGTACCGGATAAGAGAAATCAGCAGATGATTTTTTCTTACAAGCCAAAACCTGGTGCGGAGGATGCCATTTATAAGCTGATTTCGGATATTACGATTTCCATGAAGTCAGCGGACTTCCTAAAAATGCCGGAGTGCATTATCAACGAAGTGCCTGTTGCCTTATCGGAAAAAGAGTGGTCTGTCTACCATGACCTTCGAGAGGATATGGTGGTTGCCCTTAAGGATGAGGAGATTGATGCCGTAAATGCCGCGGCGCTTTCCGGAAAATTGTTGCAGATGGCAAATGGTGCGGTCTACAACGAAGAAAAAGAGGTCATCCGTATTCATGACAGAAAACTGGATGCCCTTGAGGATTTGATTGAAGCTGCCAACGGTAAGCCTGTACTTGTTGCATATTGGTATAACCACGATTTACAGAGAATCAAACAGCGTTTTTCTGTAAGGGAGATTAAGACCTCCCAGGATATCAAAGATTGGAACAACGGAAAAATCCCTGTTGCTGTTATTCACCCTGCCAGTGCAGGGCACGGTCTGAATATCCAGTTCGGAGGCTCCACGATTATATGGTTTGGGTTGACATGGTCACTGGAACTGTATCAGCAGACCAACGCCCGCTTATGGAGACAGGGTCAGAACGACACCGTGGTCATCCACCATATCATTGCCAAGGATACCATTGACGAGGATGTGATGGCGGCACTTCGCAAGAAGGAAAAAATCCAGTCGGCACTGATTGATTCCGTGAAAGCAAGAATCGGAGGTGCTGCCCATTGAGTGACCCTTATGAAAATCTTGCAAACAGCATCGTCTTGTTAGCCGTAAAGGACTACAGGGATGCCCTTAAAAAATTAAAAAAATGGCCAAGAAACGAGGCCGCCCAGATAATGAAAGCCGAGGTGGAGAGGTTCTTCCGTTCTGCATGGTATAGAGAACTTACCTCTGTTGATGGGGAGTATCTGATATCAAAATTACAAGCGGAGGTGGAAGACAAGTGAAAGTAAAGGAATATTTACGTCAAAGCTATCGCCTTGACCAAAGAATACATTCAGATTTGGAGGAAGTAGAGCGTTTGCGTGAAATGGCAAGCAGCGTTTCTTCCCCAAGATACGATATCGACCGTGTTATGACTTCGAGAAGCAATGATGCTCCTTTTGTCAGATGCCTGGATAAGATTATGGATCTGGAGGATAAAATCCATGCCGAAGTTACTAAGCTGATGGCTTTGAAGGAGCAAATCCGTGAGGTTATTGATGAAGTGACTGATACGGATGAACGCATGGTGCTGCGTTACCGTTATATTCATAATCTGACATGGGAACAGATTGGGGACGAACTCCATGCTGACAGGACTACGGTGTATCGTTGGCATAACAGTGCGGTTAATCATGTGAAGTTGCCGGAAAATCCGATTCAGATTTGAGGTTTGCAACACTTTGCAACACTTTGCAACATGATACCACAGTGGCATTTATGATATGATATAATCAGCGAAAAGCAGAATGAAACGAGGCCTTGAGGGAGCAATCCTTCAGGGCTTTTCTTATGCCCAAGGGAGGTGAAGCAAGTGCCAAGAAGACCAAAGCGTCCCTGTTCTTTCCCAGGATGTCCTAACCTAACAGATGGGAGATTCTGCGAGGAACATGAAAAGCAGGAAAACAAACGATACGAAACCTATGACCGTGACCCTGCCGTAAGAAAACGCTACGGGAGAGCGTGGAAAAGGATAAGAGATTCCTATGCCGCCGCCCATCCGCTGTGTGAGAAGTGTTTGGAGGACGGAAGGTTCGTGCCGACCGAAGAGATACATCATAAGCTGCCTTTGTCAAAGGGTGGAACTCATTCAAGAGAAAATCTGATTGCTCTTTGTAAGTCCTGTCACGCAAAAATTCACGCAGAAAATGGCGAGCGTTGGCATAATCACTGACCCGGTAGGGGCGGTCAAATCTCCGGGACCTATATCCCGTGCAACGGGCGTGGGGGTTCGTGTGAAAAAATTGCGTATTCAAAAGGGTAATAGGCCCAGACAGGAAAGGCGGTGAAAATGTGCCAACAAAATCGAATAATACAGGCGGCCGTGGCGGAAAGCGTCCGGGTGCAGGTCGTAAGCCGAAAGCCACACTTGAAAAGGCTCAAAACGGCAACCCCGGCGGTCGCAAACTTACGATGTTAGATATCCCCGATGTGGAGGGTATCCAGATGCCGAAACCAAATGAACTGCTCAGTGCAAAGCAGCGTGACGGTACGGAACTGAGAGCCAAGCAGATTTACGAAGATACCTGGAATTGGCTCAATTCCATCGGCTGTGCGGGTTATGTTTCTCCGCAGACCATTGAGCGTTATGCCATGTGCGTGGCAAGATGGCTGCAATGCGAGGAGATGACTAACGAACTTGGATTTTTATCCAAACATCCGACAACCGGAAAACCCGTCACATCCCCGTTTATCAACATCGGCATCAACTACATGAACCAAGCCTCAAGGCAGTGGGATAACATCATGCAAATTGTAAAAGAAAACTGTTCCGTGGACTTCTCCGGTACCAATCCGAATGATGACCTGGAACGATTATTGCACCAGAGAAAGGGGTTCTAATTATGATTGAAAAAGTAAATCCGAGCCATCCGGATAAGGTGGCAGACAGAATTGCAGGAGCCATTGTAGATCTGGCTTATGCAAATGACAGCAATCCGAAAATTGCAGTGGAGGTATTAATCGGTCATGGCGTGTGCCATGTCGTTATCGAAACCACAGCCGATTTGAATAAAGCAGATATTATCCGCATTGTACATCGCATCGCAGGTGTGATGGATACGGACATTGTTATCGTTCCCCAGGATAAGCATCTGACAGGCAATCAGAAAAACGGTGTCCGTTGCGGTGATAACGGCATTTTTAAGGGTATGCCTCTGACACTGGAGCAAAAGGAACTTTCCCGCATTGCCCGAAATATTTATGACAGATGTCCTTATGACGGAAAGTACATCAAGGACGGCACTCGCCTGATCATCTGTCAGAGCAATGTAAAAACAGAAGATTTGCAGATGCTTTTTGCCGATGCAGAAATCAATCCGCTCGGTGACTGGACTGGCGGTACGGATGTAGATACGGGAGCAACCAATCGTAAACTCGGTTCTGATATGGCAGATTCCGTAACAGGCGGCGGTCTTCACGGCAAAGACCTATCCAAGGCAGATGTGTCTGTAAATATCTATGCCTTCCTTAAGGCACAGGAAACCGGAAGACCTGTGGAACTTTGCTGTGCCATCGGTGATGATACGATTGATGGCATCCCTTATTCTGAAGTGGTAACAATTGCAAATGATTTTATACAGAAACTCGGCGGCTTTGAAAAATTCGCTGAATGGGGTCTGTACTAAGGAGGGCGCATATGGGAAGAACAACTACACAAATGGAATTAGTGTCCATTTCAAAATTAGTGCCGTATGTAAATAATGCCCGCACCCATTCTCCGGAGCAGATTATGAAACTGCGTTCCTCCCTGCGAGAGTTCGGATTTATCAATCCTGTCATTATTGATAAGGATTTCGGTATCATTGCCGGACACGGCCGTGTGATGGCAGCCAAAGAAGAAGGTATCGATGAAGTCCCTTGTGTTTTCGTAGATTACCTTACCGAAGCACAGAAGAAAGCCTATATTCTTGCTGATAACCGTATGGCTATGGATGCAGGCTGGGATGAAGAACTGTTGAAAATTGAAATCGAAGCACTGCAGGGTGTGGATTTTGATATCGGTCTTGCAGGCTTTGATGATGATGAAATTGCAGACCTCTTTGCAGGAGATGATAAATCCGATGTGGAAGAGGATGATTTCGATTTGAACGATGCTTTGGAACAGGCTGCCTTTGTGGAACGTGGTGATGTATGGACAGTTGGCAGGCACAGACTGATGTGCGGTGATGCCACAAATCCCGATGATGTTGCTACGCTGATGGATGGTAAGAAAGCAAATCTTGTGCTGACCGACCCTCCGTATAATGTTGCCTTTGAAAGTTCCGATGGTCTGTCCATTAAAAACGATAAAATGGCAAGTGAGAAGTTTTATGAATTCCTGCTTTCAGCATTTCAGAACATGGCTGCCCACCTGGAAAAAGGCGGTGCTGCGTATGTGTTCCATGCTGACACCGAAGGCTTGAATTTCCGTAAGGCATTTATCGATGCAGGTTTTCACCTTTCCGGCTGTTGCATTTGGGTCAAGAACTCTCTGGTGCTTGGCAGAAGTGATTATCAGTGGCAGCACGAACCTGTGCTTTACGGTTTTCTCCAGAACGGAAAGCATTATTGGAGTAAGAACGCAGGCAGAAGTCAGACCACCATCTGGAACTTCGATAAGCCAAAGAAAAATAAAAACCATCCGACTTCCAAGCCACTTGACCTGTTGGCATATCCTATCGGCAACTCCAGCCGTGAAAATTCCATCGTGGTCGACACCTTTGGCGGCAGTGGTTCTACGCTGATGGCTTGCGAGAAAACAAACCGCATCTGCCATACGATGGAACTGGATGAAAAATACGCATCGGTTATCCTTCGCAGATATGTGGAAGATACTGGTGATGCAGATAATGTATATGTTGTCCGTAACGGCGAGCGTATTCCTTATGCCGACCTTGTGAAGGAGGTTGGTACAGATGAATAAGAAACCTATGACCCTCGGCAGCCTCTTTGATGGCTCCGGGGGATTTCCTTTAGGAGGCTTGATTTCTGGTATCATCCCTTTGTGGGCATCGGAAGTTGAGCCTTTTCCTATTCGTGTAACAAGTAGGCGTATTCCACATATGAAACACCTCGGTGACATTTCCGGTATCAACGGCGCGGAAATCGACCCTGTAGACATCATCACTTTTGGCAGTCCCTGCCAAGATTATGCCGAGGAAATAGTTATCCCGAAGTTTAAGCCACCGCCCTTGTAAATAAAGGGATTGTGGCCGAAAACTTCGGGATAACAGAATGGAATCCATCGTTTACTTGCATAATAAAAAAGCAGGTTTTCACCTGACTATCCGGAAATGCGAGGTAAAACGAATGGACACATTTAATCTACAAGGGGCCGCTGAACAGTCATTACGGCTGTTGGAGCAAGGCGGCTCAAGTGCAAAGACGGTCAAAGAGTATCGAACCACAGGGTTTGGCGCAATTATCCGCCATTTCACCCGAAAGGGAGTTATGGATGTGAACGACGAAATGCTTGATACCTTTGTGCTGGAGCAGCGCGAACATTTTGAGCGGGGTGAGTTTTCCGAATGGAAATGGCGGCTGGTCCGGCGTGGGAGTGAATTGCTCAAACACTTTGCACAAACCGGTACAGTAGAGTTGACAGAACTCAGACCCTGGGAACCTGTTTTGAGAAAACCACGCCAAAGTGTTGAACTGGACATGCCAACACCTGAACAACTGGCCGACCCCGACGATCTTTTCGCACTGATTTGGCGAGTGAAGCAAGAGCTTCTCAAAGTGGGGCTGACGAAACGAACAGTGCGGCATTATACGGTCGAAGGAATGACAATCATCTTGCGCAGGCACACAGAGCAAGGACTGGCACACTATTCTGAATCGCTGGCATCCGACATAGTGTCGGAAATACGAAGCAAATATGAGCAAGGGCTTACCTCACGGGTTTCATACCAGAACCTGCGCAAAGCGAGTTTCCTTCTGGCTGAAATGCACCGAACCGAAGATATTACTCTCTGCAAGGTTCCAGATTGGGGACAACGCGAACCGGCTCCCGAATTTGCAGCCTTGCTTCTCCATTTCTGCGACAATGCTAACCGCACCGGCATACTTGCGGGCAGCACGGTCAAGACGGCCCGAAGCGCCATACGCACCTTTTTCTTCGAACTGAAAGCACGCGGCAGGATATCCTTTGACGGCATCACTTTGGCAGAGATCAGCGACACCATAACCCATATGGCAACTCGGTATACCGGCGGCCTGCACTCGGCTATCTTTTCCGTCCGGGTATTTCTCCTGCATTTGTATGAAAACAATTTCACGCCGGAGAACCTGAGCCTTGCGGTTCCTGAGATGGCCGCACGCAGAACTGTATTCCGAGAGGGTTTTACCTTTGATGAAACAGCGTGCCTGCTGAATGAGCCAGATTTAGCAACGGCTGTCGGTAAGCGCGATTACGCTATGATGCTTTTGTCCGCCCAAACCGGCCTGCGCGCCTGTGATGTTGTAAATCTCAAACGGGAGGACATTGACTGGCGGGCCCGGGAAATTAACATTGTTCAGCAGAAAACGGGCAAGCCGCTGAGCCTGCCTCTTGAACCTGAAAGCGGCAACGCAATCGCGGACTATCTGCTCCATGCCCGCCCGGAAAGTGATCTGCCGTATATTTTCCTGTGTCACACCGGCACTCTGCGCCCCATCAACAACCGCAGCGCCAGCGCCCTTGTGACAAAGTATCTGCACCGTGCAAAGATTGCTTCAGATATTCCTCGCCGGGGTTTCCACAGCTTCCGGCGGGCGTTTGGAACCCGGCTGCTGCAAAACGAGATACCGCTTGAATTGCTTCGACAACTTTTGGGGCATTCAAAAATTGATTCGGCAAAACCGTATCTCTCCGTAGATGAGCAAGGCCTGAAAACCTGCGCTCTGGGGCTTGTGCCTTGCGGGAAGGTTGGTGATTTGGCATGACATACACGTTTGAAAGCCTTTTTGCCGAGCATCTGCGCGGGTTTGTACAGCAAAAGAATGCTGTCGGATTTCCGTATGACGAATCGTTACGGCTGCTGCGCGATTTCGACCGGTTCTGCCTTGACAGGTTCCCCTCTGAAACCGCTTTGACTAAAGAAATATGCTTGGCTTGGGCGGTCCGAAAGAATACGGAGGGCAACAACACCTTTCGCAATCGCTTAATGCCGGTCAGGGAATTTGCTCGTTACCTAAACCGCTGCGGGGAACCAGCCTTTGTGCTTCATCCCAATTTCGCAAAGAAAGGCCAGCGGTACATCCCACACATTTACAGCGAGGAAGAAATCGCTGAACTGTGGGATGTTTTAGACCATCTGCGGCCACGCAAGGGCTATCCTATCCGCCATTTTGTTCTTCCAACTCTTGTCCGGCTATTGTATTGCTGTGGCCTGCGCCCCTGCGAGGCCCGAAAACTCCGGACTGCCGATGTGGATTTGGAAAAGGGACGCTTGGACATTATGGAGAGCAAGGGTCACAAAAGCCGCATTGTGATGATGGCGGATGACGTTGTTGAAGTGTGCAGGCGGTATGATGAAATTGTTTCACGGCTTATGCCGGGACGTGAGCTGTTCTTTCCCAATTCCAATGAAAATCTGTACACCAAAGAGTGGCTGGAAAAGACATTTCGCATTGTTAAAGCCAAAGCAAGAATCGGGACATCCGGAGAGCATTCCCCCAGACTTTATGACTTCCGGCACACATTCGCAACGCACCGTTTGTACCAGTGGATGCGCGATGGCAAGGACGTAACCGCTATGCTGCCATATCTCAGCGCGTATATGGGACACGCGCAGTTAAGCGACACACACTACTATATCCACTTGGTTCCGGGCCTGTTTGAAAAAATGGCGGGGTTTGACTATTCAGCGTCAGAACATCTTTTGCCGGAGGTGGAGTGCGATGAATGATTTTTTTAATACTATCAGAAGTTTTCTGTTGGAGTATCTGCCCAACCAAAGATGCTTTAGCGAAAATACGGTTCGATCCTACCGCCAGGCACTGAATCTTCTCATTTTGTATTTGCGAACGGAACAAAGGCTGTCCATTAAGCAAATACGGTTTGATACCATGAACAGAGAGGTGATTCTGAATTTCCTTGATTGGCTGGAAAATGACCGGCACTGCGGTGCCAATACCCGCAATCAACGGCTTATGGTGTTGCGCTCATTTTTTGATTACGCCGGGGAGCTCGACTGCACGCAGATTGCATTAAGCGTAACCGTCCAGAATATTCCGATTAAGGCACCGCAAAGCAAGGTGGTGGAGTATCTGTCGGAAACAGCGTTGGAGGTTTTGCTGAAACAGCCAGATCCGACAAAACGAACCGGGCTGCGCAATCTGTTTTTCATGGTGCTGATGTATGATACAGCCGCGCGTTGCGGTGAACTTTTGGGCATGAAGGTTCGTGATCTGCGTATTAAGGTTCAGCATCCCATTGCCTATTTGCACGGCAAAGGAAGCAAGACCCGCACGGTACCTTTGCTTGCCGGAACAGTTCAGCATTGTGAGCGGTATTTGCGTACATTCCATACCAATGAACCGGCGGACAGTGAAAAACCTTTATTCTACACCGTTATTCATGGAATACAGCAGCCTATGTCCGCAGATACGGTGGCGCTGTTTCTGAAAAAATATGGAGATTTGGCTTGCCGTGCCTGTCCGGAGGTCCCGCCGCATATCCATGCGCATATGCTCAGGCATACCAGAGCAATGCACCTGTACCACCAAGGAATGCCGATGATGTTGCTTTCTGAATATCTCGGTCATGCCAGTGAGGAAACAACCAAAGTATATGCCTACGCGGATACCGAAATGAAGCGCGCGGCGATTGACAAGGCTGATATTGTTCGAGGCAACGCTCCACCGCCCGTGCCGGTTTGGATTAATGATGATGAAATGATCCTCAAATTATCTGGATTACTTTGAGTGCGCTATTATCTTCCTATCTTCAACACCCTTATGCATCCAGAGCCATTCTCTTGCGTGGTGTACTCATCAAGTACATGTGCAATCATCATATTCCCAGAACCTGAAAGAGTTAAGGCGGCTGTTTTAACTAATGCTCCGATCATGAGATCTCCAGATCCGCTAATTTGAACATCTAAATTTTCCATCGTTCCCGTTAATATGTCGATACTCCCTGACCCAGAAATACGACCATACAGACTACCATTTAATTCATCGGCAACTAAACTTCCACTACCTGAGATGTTAAGTTCTGCATTTTCTAATTTGATTGCACTGATTGATGTTGAACCTTTGATTTTTGCTTTTAAGTTGGAAATTGGGACATGAGAAAAGATGTTGCCTGTACCAGAACCATTGACATACAGGCTGTGGAGGACATTACACTTAATTTCAATATACCCAAAATCTTCTGACAATCGCGGAGGAAGCCGCTTGCCATTAACCCAAACGTTTCCCATATCAATATGGATGTTGCTTTTACTCTTGGGCGTTTCAATACAAAGTTCATCTCCGCGTTGATAAACGGAGCTGTTTTCAACAAAATCATCCGATCCGCCAATTGACACAAGGCACTCACTACCTTCGTTAGGGAGAATGACAACATTATTCATATCTCCGCCTACACTAAGCTGCGTAATGGCATTAAATTTCAGTTGCTCTTTAAATATCTCATTCATTGGCGGCCACAACGGCAAATCTTTAATGATAATTTCTCCGGGACCCTTGTTGATAACTGTTCGTGTTGCAACATTAACAGAACTGCCATCGGCAAAGGTAAAAATATACCCATTGTTTTTAAAGACTTCCTTGTTGCTCAGAATCATCATCTCTTGGCTCTCAAATATTCTATTCATGATTAACTTCCTCCTCTGTAGTTTTGGCGGGCTCACGGCAGCTCAATTAAAAAGATTATACCATGTCTTCAACTCTGCGTCACAGGACAAGCAATAAAGCGTAGATAAATATTTATTATCCCGAAGTTTTTGACCGCAATCCCTTTATCTACAGGGACAACGTCTTAAACTTCGGGATAACTTTTTCCTCGGCATAATCTTGGTTATTCCGATGTCGGGATAACACTGATATGAGCGTCGCGGGAAAACGCAGCGGTCTTGATGGTGAGCGTTCCTGCTTGTTCTACGAAGCAATCCGAATCGTAAAAGAAATGAGGTGTAAAACCAATGGTGAGTATCCAAGATACATCGTGTGGGAAAATGTCCACGGCGCCTTCTCCTCAAACGCAGGAGAAGATTTCAAAGCCGTCCTTGAGGCAGTTGCGTCCGTCAAAGGCCACTATGCTGTTCCTTGTCCTCCAAAAGGAAAATGGACAGGAGCAGGAGAAATCCTGGGAGATGATTTCAGCATCGCATGGAGATGCGTTGACGCGCAGTTTTGGGGAGTTCCCCAGAGAAGAAGACGTATCTATCTTGTCGCAGATTTTAATGGCGGGTGTGCCGGAAAAATATTATTTGAGTCAGAAGGCCTGTTTGGGAATCTTGAACCGAGCCGATGCCCGTGGAAAAGAACTGCCGGAACTTCTGAAGAAAGCACTCCTGCGACAGGCATCGTCTTAAACGACCAGGGTGGCAGCCGTATGGATGTCACTGAAGAGTTTACCTGTCCCCTTCGTGCCGAAGCTCATCATCCGCCTTGTGTGATGGAATCGGCAGGCTTTTGTACGGAGCATTCTGCTAACAGCCGTGGCATTGGATATGAGGCGGAAAAATCTCCGACACTTCGAGCCGGAGTTGTTCCCGCCACTGTGTATGAAAATCATTCACAGGACACTCGTTATGTTGGTCCTCTTTCCGTTGCACAGACTGTCGCAGCAACCTACGGCACAGGCGGTAACAATCAGCCGTTTGTGGTCGAGCCGACAGCCTTTGGAGTTTGCTCCAAAGACAGCAACGCCATGAAATCAGCTAATCCCAACAGCGGTTTTTATAAAGCGGACACTTCCCGTACTCTGGACGGCAACGGTGGAAATCCATCATGTAACCAGGGCGGTATTGCTATTGTGGAAGGTAACGGTTCAAGACCATCCCATCACGGTAATGGCTATTCGGAAAGTGATGTCATGTATACCTTAAATACCGTAGACCGCCACGCAGTGGTTTATGCCATTGACCGTGAAAGCTATAACTGCGGTCAGAATTTTGCAAGGAATATGGGTATCAGTGATGAGGGTGTCAATTCCACACTGAAAGCCACGGGACCCGATGCGGTTGCCGTTCCCACCTACTCAAGCAGCAAGGCATCGTTTTTTACTTCTGCGGAAGAGGAACTTGCCAATACTTTAGTAGCTACAGATTACAAAGACCCTCCGTTGGTCAATGACACCGATGCGGATCTGGAATACATTGTCCGTAGGCTGACCCCTACGGAATGTGCAAGGCTCCAGGGATTCCCGGATTGGTGGTGCGATGACCTTGGTGTAAAACTTCCCTCGGAAGAGGAACTCACCCGTTGGACAGAAATCTTTGAAACACATCGTAAGATTGTGGGAACATCAAGCAAACCGAAAACACGGAAACAAATCTTCAAGTGGCTGCAGAACCCGCATTCCGACTCGGCAGAGTATAAGATGTGGGGCAACGGTGTGGCACTGCCTAATGTGGTTTATGTGCTGACAGGAATCGTGTACTATACACAAAATGAAGGGGTGTAAAACTACAACAATTCTCCCTTATATTTTGCACATATTACTTGCTATTTTGAGCCTTTAGAGTGATATATGTAGTACCGAAAATTAAAGGAGGTACTCAACATGAGATTTGAATTTAATGTAACAGGAAGTGACCGTAAGGCACTGGTTACGGCAATGGGAGAAATTCTGGATGTAAAACCAAAGTACATGGGAATGCCCAGCATGAATTACGAAGTGGATTATTTCACAGTAACCAAAGAAGGTGCGGTGGAGTTTGATGACAGAGCCGACAGTGAGGAAATCGAGCAGTTGCTTGAGAAACTTGCTGACAAAGGCTTTGTCGTAGCACCCGCAGAAATGGCACAGGCTTGGCTTGATGCGAGAGCCGAGGAAATGGCTGATGAAGAACCAGAAACGCTACAGGACGAAACTGTGGGGCTTACGGTGGCGATTCCTTTGGATAAGGTATCACTTGGCAATCTGACGAATCTTTTGGATGCTAAGGGCAGCCTTATTAAAAAGGCATTGGGCATTGAGGCAACACCAATCGAAGTCGGAGAGGATAGGATTTCCTTCCCTTGGTTTGAGAGCGGTTTGAATGCTGATGAGGTCAAGACATACAGCCACTTCATTGCTGCCCTTTGTGAGATGAGTCGAAATCAGAAACGCATTAACGCCACGGATAAAGCAGTGGACAACGAGAAATATGCATTCCGATGCTTTCTTCTGAGACTTGGTTTTATCGGCAACGAATACAAGGATGAGAGGAAAATCCTGCTCCGCAACCTTTCCGGCAGCAGTGCTTTTAAGGGAGGTGCGAAGCATGAGATTTCCGAATAAAGAAATTGTGGAACAGGTTCGAAAGGAATATCCCGTAGGCTGCCGAGTGGAACTGGTGCAGATGGATGATATGCAGGCACCTCCGGTTGGTACAAAGGGTACGGTCAGAGGCGTGGACGATACTGCCTCCATCATGGTCAGATGGGATACGGGTTCCGGCTTGAATGTGGTGTACGGTGTCGATATTTGTCGAAAACTGGACGCAGTACAGATTACCTGCTACGGTAAGACGGAAACTTGGGACAGCAGAAAAGAAGCAGCAGATTTTTACCTTCGTGCCATCGCAGGCTCCGAGGGCAGTGAATGTGAACGCTACACAAAAATCTACACGGAGTTGCTTATGGGCAAGGAGGTCTGCACTGATGAATAAAGTGAAGGAACAGATTTTCGCCATCAGAGCCACAGGTCGAACCAATATGTTTGATATCCCGATGGTACAGTACATTGCCAACGAGATGCACTTTTACGAATTGGTGGTCTACCTTGAGGAACACCGAAAGGAATACACCCATTTCATTCTCACGGGTGAATTTGAATAAGAAAATCCTGCATAAGGTCAGGACGGAGCCGTAAGGCTCTGTTCCTCGTATACACGGTCGCACCGAATATGGTGGCGGCTATTTTTTATGCCATTTTCAAGGAGGTGACGACATTTGCGAAAATTGATAAATTATAAACCAACCCGCTTTATGGCGGAGGGCAGCTATTACGATAAGGATGCCGCCGACCACGCAGTATGTTTTATCGAAAAATTCTGCTGTCATACCAAAGGTACATGGGATGGAAAGCCATTTGAACTGATTGACTGGCAGGAACAGATTATCCGAGATATCTTTGGTGTCTTGAAACCAAACGGATACAGGCAGTTCAACACAGCCTATATCGAGATACCGAAAAAACAAGGCAAGTCAGAATTGGCAGCGGCAGTGGCGCTGTATCTTTTATGTGCTGATTTTGAACCGGGTGCAGAAGTTTACGGCTGTGCTGCGGATAAAGACCAGGCACGAATTGTATTTGACGTTGCTTTGGAAATGGTAAGGCGAAGTCCACTGCTTAAAAATAAAATGACCATCCAGGCAAGCCAAAAGACAATGACCTACAATCCTACAGGAAGTAAATATAAGGCACTGTCTGCGGATGTGGCAAATAAGCATGGTTTCAATACCCACGGTGTTATTTTTGATGAGCTGCATACCCAACCGAACAGAAAACTGTTTGATGTAATGACCAAGGGTTCCGGTGATGCAAGAATGCAGCCGCTTTATTTCCTGATTACAACGGCGGGAAATGATACACAGTCCATCTGCTATGAAACGCACCAAAAGGCAAAGGATATCATCGAAGGTCGAAAAGTTGACCCTACCTTCTACCCTGTGATTTATGGTGCAGAAGATGATGATGACTGGACAGACCCGGAAGTATGGAAGAAAGCCAATCCTTCCCTTGGTGTGACGGTTGGTATCGATAAGGTTCAGCAAGCCTGTGAACAGGCAAAGCAAAATCCCGGTGAAGAGAATGCATTCCGACAGTTAAGACTAAATCAGTGGGTCAAGCAGGCTGTTCGTTGGATGCCGATGGCGGTTTGGGATGCCTGTGCATTTTCTACCGATAAATCGGAACTGGAAGGGCGTGTCTGCTACGGCGGTCTTGACCTTTCAAGTACAACGGATATCACTGCATTCGTGTTGGTGTTCCCACCGGAAGATGAGGATGATAAATATATCATTCTTCCTTACTTCTGGATTCCGGAAGATAATATCGACCTGCGTGTACGCCGTGACCACGTACCGTATGACATTTGGGAACGTCAGGACTTGCTTATGACTACCGAAGGAAATGTAGTCCATTATGGCTACATTGAGAAATTCATCGAGTCTTTGGGTGAGAAATATAACATCCGTGAAATTGCCTATGACCGTTGGGGTGCTGTCCAGATGGTTCAGAACCTTGAGGGTATGGGATTTACAGTAGTACCTTTTGGGCAGGGATATAAAGATATGTCGCCTCCTACAAAGGAACTGATGAAACTTGCGATGGAGAAGAAACTGGCTCATGGCGGGCATCCCGTTCTTCGTTGGATGATGGATAACATCTACATCAAGACGGACCCTGCCGGAAACATCAAAGCAGATAAAGCCAAATCCACAGAGAAGATTGACGGTGCCGTTGCTACGATTATGGCGCTTGACCGTGCGATTCGTTGTGGTAATAGCAATAGTGCCTCGGTTTATGATGACCGTGGAATTTTATTTATTTAACCCCTTGCATTTTCTGATTATGTGTGCTAATATTAGATTACAAAATATTATAACACATTATCAGAAAGAGGTGTTGAGCATGGCAGTAACTGTCTCCGTTACATTAACTGATGAAGAATATGAGGAGGTTTTGGTTAAATCAAAAGCAATAGGTTTATCTGTTGCACAGTATGTAAAGAAGTATCCAATCTCAGTAGATGATTTTGATAGCAGATATTCATATCTTAAGGAACAGGCACTTTTACAGCCCGCAGGAGTTCCATTTACGGTTATGTCTTTGTTTGATGATTGGGATACTATCCCACGAGGAGTAAAACTGTCGCTGGGAAGAAATTTTTATCATCTTGTAAAGAGGGAAACCCAAGAACTAATTCAGATAAAACCTGCGGGAAAAACAAGTTCCAATGTTCAGCTATATGTTAAGGAGGGATAATCGATGCAACCAGATTATGTAAAAAGAAGAGTGGAGCGAGAAATTGTAGACACGATGAGAAAATATCCAAGGGGTCGAGATACAAGAAAACTGATATCAGAAGTATTGGGAAATCTTCAAAAAACTTACCCATCTCTTAACAGGCATCATGTTGCAGGTATGTTGGCTTGGATTCTCAAAAAGTATAATTTTTCATTAACTACACGCTATCCCGGATTTATGGTTAGTGTGTGAAACTAAAGATTCTGGAGGAATGTAAAATGTTATATTCAGTTGATTCTATGAAATATGTGACAACCTTGCCTCATAGCAAGGATTATGATAACTGGAGAAATCATATTTCTGACGCAGACTACGATAAGGTAGTAGATGCTATTAACGAACTGGTTGATACAAAAGAAATTAACACTGCAGGGTGGATGCCTGGTAGCAATTGGGATGGTACAGTGTATGAACCCCTATATTATGCCTGTGGTAAGAACCAAACTCAGGCTGGTATGTTCTTTGGACTGATTGTCTTTAAGACTCTTATGGACAGAGAAGATAAAGTTTGGGGATTCGGTAGATATGGGGATATTAAAAGTATGACATATTTTGTGCTTGATAATCCTCCACCTAAAAAGTAAATAACTATTATGGATTAGCATCTGTCAAAAACGGCAGGTGCTTTTCTTATGCCTATTTTTAAGAAGGGAGCGTGATTCTTATGGGAATTTTATCTGGAATATTCAAAGCAAGAGATAAGCCCGAAAACAGAACGGCGGGCAGTGCCTATACCTTTTATATGGGTGGCTCGACTTCCGGCAAAAATGTAACGGAACGTTCTGCGATGCAAATGACAGCGGTGTATTCCTGTGTCCGTATCCTGGCAGAAGCAGTAGCAGGACTTCCCCTGCACCTATACAGATATAATGCCGATGGTGGCAAAGAAAAAGCCATCGACCATCCGCTTTATCGACTGCTCCATGATGAGCCGAATCCGGAAATGAGTTCTTTCGTATTCCGAGAAACACTCATGACCCATCTGCTTTTGTGGGGTAATGCTTATGCCCAGGTCATTCGTAACGGTAAGAACGAGGTGGTTGCCCTTTATCCTCTGATGCCAAACAAGATGTCAGTGGACAGGGATGAAAACGGGCATCTGTACTACACCTATTACCGTGGCTCGGATGAAGCTATTAAAAATAAAGAATTTGCGGTAACGCTTCAGCCTTCCGATGTGCTGCATATCCCCGGACTCGGCTTTGATGGATTGGTGGGATATTCCCCAATTGCTATGGCCAAGAACGCCATCGGCATGGCTATTGCCTGTGAGGAGTACGGTGCCAAGTTCTTCGCCAACGGTGCAACGCCGGGTGGAGTGTTGGAACATCCGGGTACTATCAAAGACCCACAGAGAGTTAGGGAGAGTTGGCAGGCGGCCTTTGGTGGCAGTGCCAATGCCAATAAGGTCGCAGTTTTGGAAGAAGGAATGAAGTATACTCCGATTTCCATTTCTCCGGAACAGGCACAGTTCCTGGAAACTCGTAAATTCCAAATCAATGAAATTGCTCGAATTTTCAGAGTCCCTCCCCATATGGTGGGTGACCTTGAGAAGTCGAGCTTTTCTAATATTGAGCAGCAATCCCTTGAATTTGTGAAATACACTTTGGACCCGTGGGTCATCCGTTGGGAGCAGTCCATTATGAGGGCATTGCTTTCCAATACAGAAAAGAAGGACTATTTCGTGAAATTCAATCTGGAAGGTCTGCTCCGTGGTGATTATCAAAGCCGTATGAACGGCTACGCCATTGGCCGCCAGAACGGTTGGATGAGTGCAAACGATATCCGTGAACTGGAAAACCTCGACCGTATTCCTACGGAAGAAGGCGGCGACCTTTACCTTATTAACGGCAATATGCTCCCCTTAAAAGATGCGGGTGCTTTTGCAAATACACCTGACAATGACGGAAAGGAGGAAAAACCCGATGAAGAAGTTCTGGAAGTGGAAGAACCAGGCACAGACGGAAACGATGCCGGAGGCGAGGACACTGTTTCTGAACGGAACAATCGCAGAAGAAAGCTGGTTTGATGATGATGTCACACCACAGCTTTTCAAGGATGAACTGATGGCAGGCTCCGGAGATATTACCGTTTGGATTAACTCGCCCGGCGGTGACTGTGTGGCGGCTGCCCAAATCTACAATATGCTGATGGACTATCAGGGCAATGTCACGGTCAAGATTGACGGTATCGCTGCCTCCGCAGCATCCGTGATTGCGATGGCAGGCACAAAGGTGCTGATGTCCCCTGTGTCTATGATGATGATTCATAATCCGATGACGGTTGCTTTCGGTGATTCTGCGGAAATGCAGAAAGCCATCGAAATGCTGGCGAGCGTGAAGGATTCCATCATCAATGCCTATGAAATCAAGACAGGATTGTCCCGCACAAAGCTGTCACACCTTATGGACGCTGAAACATGGATGGATGCAAATAAGGCCGTGGAACTCGGCTTTGCAGATGAAATCATGCAGCGTTCCGACAGTGCCGAGGATATGGAGCTACCTGCGGTTTCCATGCTTTATTCCAAGGCAAATGTGGTCAATTCCCTTATGGACAAGGTTGCCGCCAAGTGTGCAATCAAGTCCGAACCAACCCGTAAAACCAAAGCCGATGACCTTATGGCAAGGCTAAATCTTATCAAAAACTGGAGGTAATTTATTATGACGATTAATGAACTGCGCGAAAAGCGTAACCAGGCTTGGCAGGCTGCAAAGGCATTTGTGGAAACCAAGCGCGACAAGGACGGTCTGCTTTCCGATGAGGATGCAAAGACCTATGCACAGATGGAGAAGAAGGTTCAGGACTACGGTGCTGAAATCGAGCGTATGGAGGCTATGGCAGCTATGGATGCACAGCTTTCCAAACCTACTTCTGCTCCGATTACGGAAAAGCCTATGAACGGCAATTCCGCACATGACCAGAAGCCTAAGACAGGACGTGCTTCTGATGCCTACAAGGACGGTATGCTTAAGGCACTCCGTACCAACTTCCGCAATGTGTCAAATGTTCTCCAGGAGGGCGTTGATGCCGATGGCGGTTACCTTGTTCCGGAAGAGTACGATACCCGTTTGATTGAGGCATTGGAGGAAGAAAACATCTTCCGTAAGCTCGGTCATACCATCACTACCAGTGGTGAGCGTAAAATTAACATCGCAGCCACTAAGCCTGCGGCAGCGTGGATTGACGAGGGTGAGGAACTCACCTGGGGTGATGCGAAGTTCGCCCAGATCAACCTGGATGCCCACAAGCTTCATGTTGCTGTGAAGGTAACTGAGGAGCTTCTGTATGACAATGCATTCGGTCTTGAGAAGTACATTCTCCGTCAGTTTGCAAAGGCTCTCGCCAATGCAGAAGAGGATGCTTTCCTCAACGGTACCGGTGTAGGTCAGCCTTTGGGTCTGCTTGCATCTGAAGGTGGTGCGGAAATTGGTGTGACTGCTGCATCTGCAACGGACATCACTGCCGATGAACTCATTGACCTTGTGTACTCCCTTAAGCGTCCTTACCGTAAGAACGCCAAGTTCATCTGCAATGACCAGACCTTGGCTGCCATCCGTAAGCTGACTGACAAGAACGGCCGTTATCTTTGGCAGGATTCCGTGCAGGCAGGAGAACCTGGCAGACTGTTGGGTTATGAGGTACACACTTCTCCTTATTTCCCTGTAATCACTGCGGGTATGCCTGCCATTGCCTTTGGTGACTACAGTTACTACAACATCGGTGACCGTGGTATTCGTTCCTTTGCGGAACTTAAGGAACTCTTCGCCGGAAACGGTATGGTCGGCTTTGTTGCCAAGGAGCGTGTAGACGGCAAGTTGGTACTTCCTGAAGCTGTGAAGTTGCTCACTATGGCTACTGCCTAAGATGGGAGGTGGCGGTGATGAGCGAACTTCTGACGAAGGTTAAGGAAAATCTGATACTGGAACATTCAGCGGATGATGGACTGATTGAAAGGTTCATCACCGCCGCCGTTTCTTATGCGGAAAGTTATCAGCATATTGCAGCAGGATATTATACGGAAAATGCGATGCCAGCCACTACCGAACAGGCAGTGATTATGCTGGCATCCCATTTCTATGAATCCAGGGACGGCTCTACAGGCGGTTTCTTTGCTGATAATGTGCAGGCAGGTCAGCAGGTATGGAACACGGTCAACCTTCTTTTAAGGCTCGACCGAGATTGGAAGGTGTGACATGAGTTTCGGAAAAATGAACGGATTTGCAGACATTATTATCACAAAAAAGGTAAAGGACAGCGAGGGTTTCTCTGCTACGGCGGATGAAATCCTCGCCTCTGTCCGTGTTTACAGAGAAGGCCGTCACGGTAGTGAGCGTTGGGCAAATCTTGCTGCATTCTCCGAGGCAACAGACCTGTTCCGCTTTCGATGTATTCCCGGTCTTAATGTTACCACCGACCACATTTTGGTCTGTGAGGATGGAAGGTTTGAAATCACATCCGTAGAGGATGTCAAGGGGCGTGGAATGTATACGGAGGTACTTGCGAAAAAGGTGGTGGCATCCGGTGGCTAAAGTAGACATTAAGATGCCGGAGGACTTTCTGGAGCGTATCTCAAGGCTTGGTTCAGACTTTGACCCTGTGGCACAAAAAGTGCTTGAAGCCGGAGGCGAGATTGTTCTTGCTAAGGCACAGAGCAACCTTTCTTCTGTAGTAGGAAGTGGTACAAAGTATGAATCCCGCTCCACGGGAGAACTGGAAAGTGCCCTTGGTCTGTCTGCTGTGAAGATGGATAAAAACGGCAATCACAATATCAAGGTTGGTTTTGCAGAACCTCGCCGTGACGGTATCAGTAATGCAAAATTGGCGAATATCATCGAATATGGCAAACACGGTCAGCCTGCCAAACCTTTTATGAAACCTGCAAAAACTGCATCCCGTGCTGCCTGTATCAGTGCCATGCAGGATAAATTTGAAGAGGAGGTCAGAAAGCTGTGAGTGTACTGTCAGATATCAATGAAACCTTGGAGCCGCTTGGCATTCCGCTTGAAACGGGTGCTTTTAAAGGTCAGGCTCCGGATAAATATATCGTAGTAGTTCCTATGGCAGACAGCTTTGAACTTCATGCTGACAATACTCCAGGATGCGATATCCAGGAGGCTCGAATTTCTCTGTATGCCAAAGGCAGCTACACAAAAGATAAAAATTTGATTGTCCGTGCCTTGATTGGCGCGGATTTTACCATAACCGACCGCAGATATATCGGTTATGAAACCGAAACAGGCTACTTCCATTACAACGTGGATGTGGCAAAACACTATGAAATGGAGGAATAAACAATGGCTACTATCGGTCTTGATAAACTTTTTTATGCCAAAATCACCGAAGATGAAACGGGAGATGAAACCTACGGTACTCCGGTGCAACTGGCAAAGGCAATGAACGCCGACCTTTCGGTGGAACTTGCCGAGGCAACCCTTTATGCCGATGATGGTGCATCGGAAATCGTAAAGGAATTTAAGAACGGCACACTTTCTCTTGGTGTGGATGATATCGGTGCTTCTGTGGCATCCGACCTTACGGGTGCGACCATTGATGCAAACGGCGTTGTGGTGTCTGCAAGTGAGGATGGCGGTGAGCCTGTAGCTGTGGGTTTCCGTGCAAAGAAATCCAACGGCAAATACAAGTATTACTGGCTCTATCGTGTGAAGTTCGGTATTCCTGCCACAAACCTTGCTACCAAGGGTGACAGTATTACTTTCTCTACACCTACTATTGAGGGTACGATTCTTCGCCGCAACAAAGTGGACGGCAAGGGCAAGCATCCTTGGAAGGCAGAGGTCACGGAAGGTGATGCTGCCGTAACTTCGGAAATTATCACGAACTGGTATCAGGAAGTATATGAACCTTCCTTTGCTACAGAAACGGCTGAATAAGGAGGATATGACACATGGATAACGAACGCTCTGCAATTATCAATATCGGTGGTGACGAGTATACATTGCTTCTCACTACTAAAGCTACCAAGGAAATCGCAGGACGCTACGGTGGTCTTGAGAACCTTGGTGATAAGCTGATGAAGTCTGAAAATTTCGAGATGGCTATCGGTGAAATCGTATGGCTGATTACGCTGCTTGCCAATCAGTCCATCCTTGTCCACAATCTGAAGAACAAGGATAACAAGCGTGATGTCCTCACGGAGGAGATGGTGGAACTTTTGACTTCTCCTTTGGATCTGGCAGACTACAAGGTTGCCATTACGGAGGCTTTGTATAAGGGCACCAAGCGTAATATCCAAAGCGAGGACAACTCAAAAAACGCAGTGGTCGGGTAACAGACGAGGAACTGTTCACCCGGCTATTGTATTACGGCATCAGTCAGCTTCATCTGTCAATGGATGAGGTGTGGCTGATGCCGTTTGGTTTGCTGTTGGATTTGTGGGAGTGCCACAAGCAGTACACAGGCGCAGCAAAACCGAAACGAGAGTATTTCATTGACGATATCATTCCGGACGGGATTTAAGGAGGTGGTTTGATGGCGGATGATTTTGGTCTGAAGATTGGTCTTGAAGGTGAAAAAGAATTTAAGAAAGCGTTGTCCGAAATCAACCAGTCCTTTAAGGTTCTGGGGTCGGAAATGAAGGTTGTGACCTCGCAGTTCGACAAAAACGATAATTCCGTGCAGGCACTGACCACAAGAAATCAGGTGCTGAATAAGGAAATCGAGGCACAGAAACAAAAAATCGAAACTTTAAGGCAGGCACTTTCTAACGCATCTGAGTCCTTCGGAGAAAATGACCGAAGGACTCAGCAGTGGCAAATCCAACTGAATAATGCTACGGCGGCGCTCAATGACATGGAGCGTGAACTTGACCGAAATAATACGGCTTTGGATGAAGCAGAGCGTGAGATGGATGATGCCGCCGACAGTGCGGATGATCTGGAAGAAGAAATCGAAGATGCGGGAGATGCTGCCGATGATTCCGAGGGCAAATTCTCAAAACTTGGTGGAACACTAAAAGCTGTTGGTGTGGCAATGGGTGCGGTGGTCACGGCTGCCGCTGCCGCCGCCGTTTCACTTGGAAAAGCGGTGGTAGAAGCCTACGGTGAGTATGAGCAGTTAGTCGGTGGTATCGATACGCTGTTTAAAGACTCATCTGCATCTTTACAGGAATACGCCAATAATGCCTATAAGACGGCGGGTATGTCGGCAAATGACTATATGTCCACGGTCACATCTTTTTCTGCCTCACTGATTTCTTCCCTTGGGGGCGATACTGAGGCAGCAGTGAAGTATGCGGATATGGCCATTACTGATATGGCAGATAACGCCAACAAGATGGGTACAGACATATCCCTCATTCAGAATGCCTACCAGGGATTTGCCAAGCAAAACTATACAATGCTGGACAACCTAAAACTCGGCTATGGCGGTACCAAGACCGAAATGGAGCGTTTGCTTGCTGATGCGCAGGCTATTTCCGGTATTGAATATGACATCAGTTCCTATGCGGATGTGGTGGAGGCTATCCACGTTATCCAAGAAAGCATGGGTGTGGCAGGAGCAACGGCAGCAGAAGCCGAGCATACCATCGAAGGCTCCATGAACGCCATGAAGGCTGCCATCGATAACCTCATCGTTGGTTTTGGTAATGCAGATGCTGACATTGAGATGCTCTGCAACAATGTGGTGGATGCGTTTCAGGATGTGCTGACCAATATTACCCCGGTCATTGAGAATATCATCTCGGCACTGCCAACGGCTCTGAACGCACTGCTTTCGACCGTAGGAGAATTACTGCCGACCTTATTGGATATGGTGGTTGACCTGTTCTCCCAAGTGCTGAATACCATACTGACTATGCTGCCGGAACTTATCCCTGTGGTCATTGATGCGTTAATGACCATCGTGAATACGCTGATAGAAAATCTGCCTCTGCTCATCGATGCCGCCATTCAGATAGTGATGTCTTTGGTACAGGGCATTGGAGAGGCGCTGCCTACATTGATTCCAACGGCAGTACAGGCAGTCATTACCATTGTGCAGAGTCTGATTGACAGTCTGCCGATGATACTGGATGCGGCTTTGCAGCTTATCATGGGATTGGCACAGGGACTTCTTGATGCAATTCCGGTGCTGATTGAGGCACTGCCTTCCATCATACTTGCTATTGTGGATTTTGTGATTGGTGCAATCCCTCAAATTATAGATACAGGTATTCAGCTTCTGACCTCGTTGGTTTCTGCATTGCCAGAAATCATCGTGGCAATCGTGGAGGCTATCCCGCAGATTATTGAGGGTATCATCACAGCAGTGCTTGGTTCTATTCCGCAGATTATCGAGGCAGGCATCGACCTTTTAGTGGCACTCATCCAGGCACTGCCGGAAATCATTACAACGATTGTTGCTGCAATTCCTGAAATTATCAGTTCTGTGGTCAATGCACTGATTAACAGCATTCCGCAAATCGTACAGGCGGGTATTACCTTGCTGACTTCACTGATTAAGAATTTGCCGACTATTATTGTGACAATCGTGAAGGCTGTGCCTCAGATTATTTCCGGACTTGTGAATGCCTTGAGTAAAGGCGTATCTCAAATGGCACAGGTCGGTGGCAACCTTGTCAAAGGCTTGTGGCAGGGCATCCAGTCCCTTGCATCCTGGCTTTGGAACAAGGTATCCGGTTGGATTTCCTCTATCTGGGACGGTATCTGTGATTTCTTCGGCATCCATTCGCCTTCGGATGAGATGGCATGGATTGGCGAGATGTTGGTGGAAGGCTTGGCAGGTGCTATCAATACCAGCGGTAAAGACGCTGTTGCAGCCGCTGAAGGTATGAGTCAGGACATCAATGATGTGATGCAGAGCCTTGCGGATGATATGACTACGGCACTTCCTACAGATTTCAATGTGAATAGTACTGTCAACCGAAATGACACCGTTTCCGGTATGGGAACGGGTTATGGTGCGCTGATTACCATTCAGCAGATGATTGTAAGGAGCGAAGAGGATATCCGTAAGATTTCCCAGGAACTTTACAACTTGATTCAGAGTGGTTCCCGTGCGCAGGGACATTTTACTACAGCATAAAGGAGGGTTTTGACCTATGGGTTTTATTTTTAATGATATTACATCGGCAAGCATGGGCGTCAAAGCCCGTCTGACCTCTTGGCAGGTGTGTGGTAAACTTCGAAACTTTACCACCACTGTGCCTGGTAAATATGGTGTGGCAGATTTTGGTGCAGACTTTGATTACCGTGAAATCAAGATACAGTGCAATATCTATCCGAAACACAGCTTCACATCATTGGTATCTGCCTTGGATGACATTGCTGCATGGCTTGACCCTGTGCAGGGACTCCGTCAGCTTGTGCTTGATGATGTGCCGGATAGATATTTTATGGCAAGGCTTAATGATGCAGTGGATTGTGAAAGGCTCATCCGTTCGGCGGGCAGCTTTGAACTGAAGTTTTTCTGTCCTGACCCGTTCGGATATGCTATCACGGATGAAACTTTCTCCATTGTGGAGGAAGGGGTTCACACCATTACAAGAACGATTGGCAATATTGAGTCACTGCCTGTGTATCGCATTAAGGGTGTGATAACCGCAGGTGCAAGCAATTATATCAGCATTACCACAAACGGCACGGAACTGAAAATCGTAAATGCCACGCTTTCCGAGGGAGAAACCCTCATCGTGGATACTGATAAAATGACCGCCTATGTGGTGGATGAAAACGGAGAAACGCTCCGCAATGGTCTGCCATATTTGCAGGAACTAAACTTTCCGACACTGGCTGTCGGAGATAACACGGTAACCGTGGAAGTAAGCAATGCCACGCTGACCGAATTACAGATACAAGCCAAGAGCAGATGGAGGTGACGGTATGTCTTTGAAAACAATTCTGAATAAACAGACGGATTTTACAGGTGAGTTTCCTGCAGAGTATGCTGCCTCCGGTTTATGGCGTTTCAATGAGTCTGCACCGGATGATAATACGGCACTTGCTGATTCTTCCGGTTGTGGACGCAATTTTACGGTTGTGAACTGGTCTGGAACTACGGCAAATCTTTTGAAGAGTCCGAAAGGCAGACAGATTCGTTTTAACATCAATAATCCAACTTCTGAAAAGACCCATCTGCAGGTGACCAATGACGGCAATATTTTTGCAAATCTTGGAGAGCGTATTATCGTGGGTGGTTGGATGTGCCCTACCACCTATTCCGTTGGTAATACATTCTGTCCGATTTTCAATACCCGTTATGGTCCGGGACAGCCGATTTTCTATCTGTCTTTGTACTCCGGAAAACCGAGAATTATGCTTTATAACGCTTCTGGCAGTCTTATCCTTGATAAGACCGTGACACCGACTTTTTCATTAAAGAATGGTGTGTGGTATTTCATTGCCGGAGTTATCGAGACTACAAGTAAGAAGTTCACCTATGTGGTGGGTGACCGCTCCACAGGCGAAGTTTGGAAATCTGAGGTTCTGACATTTACGGGAGAACTGAACCGCTCCTGCGTTGCAGATCTGGTTATTGGTATGCACGCTACTACCTATTACTATGCAGGTGGTTTTGATGAGTGGTTTCTGGACTGCAATTCAACGCTTACTGCGGATGATTTGGTGGACTTTTTTCATGCAACCATTCTTTGTAATGGTGCAGATAATTCTTCGGATGTAGATGCCACTACCGATGTAAGCGGTGTTACATTGAAAGCAACGAATGGTGTTTATCCGGAAAGCGGTATCCTCTATACCAAGGCTATGGAATGTAACCTTTCCGGTACAGGCAGAGTGTCTTATACCAGTGAGTACGTTGCGGGAACAACGGCAGTGGCATCGGTGGAAACATCCACCAGTGATGACCTTGTGGATTGGAGTGATTGGGTTGCTGTTGGAACAGACGGGAAACTGCAATCTCCGAATCGAAACTATATCCGTTTCAAAGTGACGCTGACCACTACGGATACTTCAAAAACACCGAAACTTATCGATATCCGTCTTTATGATATTCCAAAAGCACCATATGAAAAAATCGGCTATGCCCGTCCTGTGGTTTTGGACGATAACGGAGCGTGGGAGGCCATTTTAGAAAATGCCTATAACATCATTGTCACGGGTGAAATCAATGGTGAGGATACACTGACATTTTCTATTCCGTTCCGTGACGGTAAGCGTAAATACTTGGAAAACGAAAAGAAAATCCAGATTGTGGATGACATTTATAAGGTGCGAACCATCACTGATGTGAAGGACACTGCGGGAAATACAGTTACACAAGTGTATGCCGAAGCGGAATTTTACGATTTGACCTTTTCTGTTCGTAAGGAAGAAAAGAAGTTTGATGCAGAAACAGCGGATATTGCCATGTCTTATGCCTTGGCTGATACGGAGTGGAGTGTGGGAACGGTTAATGTTACATCAAAGCGTACCTGGACTTCTACGGAGAAAAATGCTCTCTCCATTCTTCGCAGTGTTGCCAATCTCCACGGTGGTGACCTCGTATTTGACTGTCCGAACCGATTGGTGCATCTGCTTACGGTCAACGGCAAAGACAGCGGTGCCCTATTTGCCTACAAAAAGAACATGAAAAGCATTGAACGAGTGGTGGATACCCGTTCCCTTGTAACAAGGCTTTATGCGGTCGGTGCCAACGGCATGACCTTTGCTGATATCAATAATGGAAAAGCGTATCTTGAGGATTTCACTTATTCCAAAGAAGTACGCATTACCACCCTTGATTGTTCTTCTTTCACCAATCCGTATCAGATGAAGGAATACACTGCCATGCGTCTTGCAGAATACTGTAAGCCTGCCGTATCTTATGTGCTGAATGCGATGGACTTATCAGTTCTGACGGGTTATGAACATGAGGCATGGAACTTAGGTGATTATGTCCGTGTGGAAGATAAGGATTTGGGTCTTTCGGTCACTACCCGTATCGTGCGCCGAGAATACAATCTGCAGGAGCCTTGGAACACCGTTCTGGAACTTTCCACCACACTAAAGAATCTGGGCAGTTCGGTGAGTTCCATTGATACCATTGCCGATGCACTGGAAGGCACAGGAATGGTATCCAACAACGATATCCGAGAACTTGTTCCGTTCAATCATCTGCGAAATTCCCGTGCAGACGATGGACTGGCATATTGGGTCAGTTCTGGTTTTGAGGCAGACGGAGAAAACGGTGCATCCGGTACAGCATCTTTTAGGGCAGAAGGTGTTGCAGGCATGACAAAAAGTCTGTATCAGACTGTGTATCCTTCCAACCGCAGCAGTTATACACTGTCGGCGCAGATTGCATCGGAGAATTTGAAGAAACTTTCCGATAATGCCCAGGTCGGCATTGAAGTAGTGATTGAATATGAGGACGGCAGCACCGAAACCCGATTCATTGACCTTTACTGATGGAGGTGTCTATGGCTTATTTTTCTAAAACATCGGAGAAGATAATGCCTGAAAATTACTTCTCCAAAGTGAAATCTATTACCGTGCGTGTGTGCGTGACCAACTGCACAGGCACTTTTTATATTACAGACCTTTTGCTGCAGCCGGGTTCGGTTGCTACGGGATGGGTAGGTCATCCCTGTGAAATCAAGTGGGTGCTTGATGGCTAATCCGGTATTCATTCGTTTGGCAGAGGTTATCAATAAAAAGCAGGATATGCGTGTTGTGAACGTTACCGTGAAACCTACCATCACGGACTGCTCCGGCACCATTTGGTTTACTGACCTGCAATTACAGGAAGGTCCTGCACTGACAGGGTATGTGCCACATACGGAGAGTCGACTTGCCAAAGGCAATAAAGTATGGTTCAACGGTGTGGTTCGTTCCGCGGAAACAGTGATTGTCTGTAACCTTGGAGAAACTTCCGGTGGGTTGGATATTCATATTTATCCAAAGTCTGATATGGCAGCAGGCTCGGTGCAGCTTTCCCAAGGTGTGGGTGGACAGAAGGTAAGATTCCCAAACGCACTGGCAGCAGAAGATGATCTGGCACTGCTTGCTTCTGTAAGAGAATGTACGAAGAATGGTGTCACAGAACTAAAAGAGGGATTTTATCAATACAGTGCCGCTTGGGATTCCAAGCATAAGGTTACCTTGGAGGACGGCAAGTCTGCCAGGGTGCTTTTTGAATTACAGGAAATGACGGACGGAGGTGTGTCGATTTGAGGGATAAACTGAAAGGCAAACGTATTATGGTGTGGACATTTATGGGTAATTCCAGAATGTATGAGGCCTTGCGTGATTACGGTGACCGAATCGATACTATCGGTCTATTTTCCTTTAAGGTAGACAAGACAGGAACAATTACCGAGAGCGGCGTTCCCATCAGCAATATGCTGACATACATCAACAAATGGCCACATATCCGATGGTTGCTTACTGTTGCTAACGATGGTGCAAATTCAATTTTTAAGGCTCTGCGTGATAACACGGACGGTGCGCAGGATAAGTTCTGCTCTGAACTTGTGCGTATCATGGAAAAGTATCCGTGGTGCAATGGTGTGGATATCGACTTGGAAAAAGGAGATGACTATTCCACCCACGCAGTATCCACGGCAATGTTCAAGCACATCTACGAAACGGTAAAAGCCTATGACTCCACCAAAGAGATGAACATCTGCCTTCCGGGTATGACTTCTGTTAACGGTTCGGTGGGTGGTGAGAACTGGTGCGTGTATGGTGACCTTGATAAATATTGCGATACTGCATCTATCATGAGTTACGGTATGGCTTGGGCGGGTTCTGCTCCCGGTCCTGTTTCTCCGAGGAGTTGGCTTGAGGGTATTTACGATTATGCTACGAAGGTAATGAATCCCGACAAGGTTTTCCTTGGTATGCCTGCTTACGGTTGGAACTGGCAGATTTACGATACGCCGGAGAACCTTGGGAAATATTATCGTGGTACATCTAACACCTATTACGCCGCAAAATACTGGATGCAGGGTGTCTATAATTTTACCGATGATGCACCTCCCCAACCCTTTATCCCTATTGTTTCCTATTGGGACGATTACGATATGGGGCCGTGGGCATTGCCTCATGTGTACGATTATATGGAAGGCAGGGATGCCACAGATTATTCCTATCCGCTTATGACTGAAACCTATAATCGCAGACGATACCTTACGGCATACGCTAAACAGCAGCACACGGAATTTGGAGAAATTCTCATTGACCGTGGTGCCGAACCGGACAGCTATGACGGTGTGGTTTCTGTATCAAAAACACTGGTCACTTTAGGTGATGAGGGTTCTGCTACCTACAATTTTACGATTGATAAGGCAGGCACTTATGATGTGGCGGTTCGTCTGTGTTACCCATTCTGGGATAAAAACAGCATTTATGCATCTCTTGATGGCAGTACGGTTCATTTCTCCGAGAACAGGCTATGGTGGCCATATTGGAGGACTACCTTCTGGGCGACACTTGCCAAGGGGGTGAGACTTTCTGCAGGAGAACATACACTGACTATTTCCGTTGGTGTAAACGGTGTGCAGTTTTATGGTTTCCGTGTCTGTACCGATTTTTCTGAACAACCAACAGCGGGAGAAGCAGAATATACCCTTGCACCACGAAAGTTTAAAGATGTGAATGGAGATATGGTGGGTCCTGCAACGGGATTTAAGTTGACACTGGAAATGCTCCGCCGAAAGCCTGACTCCGCTCTTGTGTGGTATGAGGATTTCCGTGACGAAGAGAAGATACCGGAAAGCTACTGGACAGTTCTATCCGGTGAGTGGAATGTGTGGCAAGACCCGGAAAGTATGGCAAAACGACCATACTCACAGCTTGAAGGTTATGGTCAGCTTGCATGGAATTATAATGGATTTTCTGATATCCACCTTCGGGCGCAGATTATCTTTCCGGCAAATGGTAGCGGTAAGGCGGGTATCTTCATTGGAACATTATTTTGTTGCCTTAACTATGATACACAGCGTTTGGAATTGTATGAGGGTTCTACGCTGAAAGGCAGTTACGCCATGATAATTTCAAAAACTTCAAAGGCTGACCTTCGCAGCAATCCAAATGTTTACACCATTGAAATGCGTAAACGTGGAAACAAGGTGCGGGTGTATTCCTCTACATTCAATACGCTGCGATTTACTGCAACGGTAAGCAGTGGCGGTGGGTATGCGGGGATTCGTTCTGAAAATCAAATCAACTGTCAATTGCTCCGTTTGGGAGATGCCTGGACGTATGAGCCATATGAGAGATTTGATGTGGTAATGCCGGATGGAACGGAAACTTCCTATGGCAGAATCGAGAGAAGTAACTGCACATGGGATGAGGAGTTCCAAGTATTTACGCTTACTTCCGATGTGGAAGAATACTCTACCAGAAGCGAAGATATTTCTCTGGACTACGAATTTTATCATTCCCACATCATGCCCCTTGAGTGTGGATATGATTATGGAACAAAAATTATCCCAAGGGATATCAACATCTGGATTTCCAGACTGTTCCTTGGGGATTCGGACGGCTTTTCCATTCTGTATTATCAGGACGTGGACAGCCTGATCTATTGGGCGAACCAGGCAGCATATCGTTGGAAACTGCGAGGGATGTGTATGTGGTCCCTTGGACAGGAAGATATGCGAGTCTGGGAGTGGCTGCCTAAACAAACGGAATAACGGCTTGAAGGGTATCTGCCAATGTGGTGGGTGCCCTTTTTGCATACAAAAATTAATGAAAGCGAGGATTTTACTATGAAGGATTTATGGAATACCATTCAAATCATCTTTACTGCCCTTGGCGGCTGGCTAGGTTGGTTCTTGGGAGGCTTTGACGGTCTTCTGTATGCACTGGTGGCGTTCGTGGTTGTGGACTACATCACGGGCGTTATGTGTGCCATTGCAGATAAGAACCTCTCCAGTTCCGTTGGTTTTAAAGGTATCTGCCGTAAGGTGTTGATTTTTACTTTGGTAGGCATCGCACATATCATTGATGCCAATGTTATCGGTGACGGCAGCGTACTCAGAACGGCGGTTATTTTCTTCTATCTCTCCAATGAGGGTGTGAGCCTTTTGGAAAACGCATCCCACCTTGGTTTGCCGATTCCGGAGAAGATGAAGGATATCCTGGAGCAACTCCATAACCGTGCAGAAAATACGGAAAGTGAGGACAAGTAATATGAATTTACACAAACTTATTTTAACGGAAAATGCCTGCTACAAGGCGGGCAGGAAAATCACGGTCAAAGGCATCATGGTTCATTCCACGGGTGCCAACAACCCTAATCTGAAACGCTATGTGGGTCCCGACGATGGTCTGCTTGGCAAAAACCAGTATGGCAATCACTGGAACACTTATCATCCCGGCGGAAGAGAGGTCTGCGTTCATGCCTTTATCGGCAAGCTGGCTGACGGTACGATTGCAACCTATCAGACACTCCCTTGGAATCATCGTGGATGGCACGCCGGAGGCAGTGCAAACAATACTCATATCGGTTTTGAAATCTGCGAGGACGGTCTTACGGATTATGCCTACTTTAAGAAGGTGTACCGTGAGGCCGTAGAACTTTGTGCCTACCTTTGTAAGGAGTACGGATTGACCGAGCAGAACATCATCTGTCACAGTGAGGGTTATAAACAGGACGTTGCATCCAACCACGGAGATGTAATGCACTGGTTTCCGAAACACGGCAAGAGCATGGATACTTTCCGTGCCGAGGTAAAGGCTCTGCTTGCTGCCGATACCAAGGAGGACACCGAAGATACTGCCGAGCCTGTGGTGACCTATCCTGAAAAGCTGACATCCGGTTATTACCGTGTGCGTAAGACATGGAAGGACAGCAAATCACAAGTAGGTGCGTATCGTATCCTTTCCAATGCAAAGACGGCTGCCGATAAGAACCCCGGCACTTTTGTTTTTGCCAATGATGGAACTGCCATTTACCCTGCGGATGAAACCGCCGAGCCGGATTACCGTATCCATACGGTGGTCAAAGGTGATACCCTGTGGGAGATTGCAGAGCGGTATCTTGGTAAAGGTGCAAGATACACCGAAATTAAAAAGCTGAACGGACTGACTTCCAATGTGATTTATAGCGGTTGGAAACTGAAGATTCCGAACTAATATGATGCCCTTTGAGGATTTTTCCTTGAAGGGCATTATTTTTTTTGCTTTTAAGGGGGTTCGATTCAGCCTGTCTTTTCGCATATAGGCAGAGGAAACATTTCCACTGTTGAATGATTGGAGGAATCGAAATGGAAGTACAGAGAATTGAGAATTTTAAGATACCAAATGCCGTTGCACATGAGATTACGCAGGAAGAATTGCAGAAGGAATATGATTATTACAGGGCGCAGAAAGTCTTGGAAACCATGTTTATGTTCGGCATGATTTCTGTGGATGAATTTCACAAAATATCGGCTGTAAATCGCAAAACTTTCTCCCCGTTTCTGTCAGAGATTATGCCGTAAATGACTTGCTATTTCTGCGATAGTACGGGAATATGTCACTACCCAAAAAGTGAGGTGAGTTGATGAAAAGGATAACAAAAATCGGGGCAAATGAATCCTCGGTTCAGAAGAAAAAACTAAAGGTTGCAGCCTATTGCCGAGTTTCTACGGCAAGTGATGAACAGCTTATCAGCCTTGAAGCACAAAAGGCCCATTATGAAAATCATATCCGTGCCAATGACGAATGGGAGTATGTTGGTCTTTACTATGACGAGGGTATCACAGGCACGAAAAAGGATGTCCGTGCCGGACTGCTTTCTATGATTGCAGACTGCGAGGACGGTAAGATTGAATTTATTATTACCAAGTCAATCAGTCGATTTGCCCGTAACACTACGGACTGCCTGGAAATGGTGCGAAAGCTGACAGATTTGGGCATTTCCATTTTCTTTGAAAAAGAAAATATTAACACGGGTTCGATGGAGAGTGAACTGATGCTTTCCATTTTAAGCAGTCTGGCAGAAAGCGAGTCGGTATCCATTTCCGAAAACAGTAAATGGTCGGTGCAGAAACGCTTTCAGAACGGAACCTTTATTATTGCCTATCCTCCATACGGCTATGACAATGATAACGGCACGATGGTTATTGTGCCGGAGCAGGCAGAGATTGTAAAAGAGATTTTTGCAGCCTGCCTTGCTGGAAAAGGTACACACGCTATAGCCAAGGACCTGAATGCCCGTGGCATCAAGACCAAAAAGAATGGTAAATGGGGCGCGGGTGCCATAAACGCCATTCTTACCAATGAAAAATACACAGGTGATGTAATTTTTCAAAAGACCTACAGTGACAGCAATTTTAACCGCCATATCAATTACGGAGAGCGTGACCGTTTCCTTTGCGAGAACCATCATGAACCGATTATCAGTCATGAGGATTTTGAAAAGGTACGCATGGTGCTTGACCAGAGAGCGATGGAAAAAGGCAATGGAACGGATACCTATCGATATCAGAACCGTTATTGTTTCTCCGGTAAAATCAAATGTGGCGAATGCGGGACTACTTTTAAGCGTAGGCAGCATTACAAGCCAAGCGGCAATTATGTGGCTTGGACTTGCGGAAAGCATCTGGAAAACAAGCAAGAATGCTCCATGCTCTACATTTCGGATGACAGCGTTAAGCTGGCTTTTCTGACCATGATGAATAAGCTGACCTATGGTCATCAGGTGGTCTTGAAACCGCTGTTACGCACTCTGCGAGGAATGGATGACAAAGACAGATTGCTCCGTATTCAGGAATTGGATATCTGCATTGAAAGTAATACCGACCGAAAGCAGATTCTTACAAATCTGATGGCAACAGGGGTATTAGAGCCTAATGTTTTTAATCAAGAAAACGCTGCCCTTACTATGGAAGAGCAAAAGCTACGGGCAGAAAAAGAGAAGTTAGTTAATTTCGTTGGCGGTGACAAGACACGAATTAAGGAACTGCAAAAGCTGATGACTTTCACCACCAAAGGTGTGATGCTGACAGCATTCGAAGATGAAACCTTCCTTGCCTATGTGGAAAGTATCACGGTAGAGTCCCGAGCAAAGATTGTGTTCCACTTAAAATGCGGATTGAATCTGACGGAAAGGTTGGTGAGTTAAATGACAGCACATATTCCATACGGATATCGGATTGTAGAAGGAAAAGCTGTGGTAGATGAGATTCAGGCAGAACAGGTCAGAAAGTTTTTCGAAGAATACATTTCCGGCAAAGCACTGAAAGTTGCAGCAGAAAATGTTGGAATAAAGATTTATCACGGCAGTGCCGGAAGGATGCTTCGAAATACCCGTTATCTTGGGGAAGATTATTACCCTGCCATCATTGATCAGGAACTGTTCGACAGAGCCGAAGAAGAAAGACAGTCCAGAGCCAATCAGCTTGGCAGGGTCAGAGAACTGCAAGGTAAAGAAATGCCTGCCGTTCCCCTGCATTTTACAATGGGGCGACAGACAAAAGTTATTTATGACCCTTACGAACAGGCTGAATACGCCTATAGTTTGATAGAAAGTGAGATGAATGCAAATGGAACCAGTTAAAAACATAACGGTAATTCCGGCACGTAGACGTGTTGGCAACACCGCTAAAGAATCAGAAATACCAAAACTGCGTGTGGCAGCCTACTGCCGAGTTTCCACTGACAGTGATGAACAGGCCACCAGTTATGAGGCGCAGGTGGAGCATTATACCGATTACATTCGCAAAAATCCGGAATGGGAGTTTGCCGGAATATTTGCTGATGACGGGATATCCGGAACTAACACGAAAAAACGAGAAGAGTTCAACCGCATGATTGATGAGGCTAGGGCGGGTAAAATCGATATGATTGTTACCAAGTCCATCAGCCGATTTGCGCGAAACACTTTAGACTGCCTAAAATACATCAGGCAGCTTAAGGAAAAGAATATTCCCGTTTATTTTGAAAAGGAAAATATCAACACGATGGATGCCAAGGGCGAGGTGTTGCTTACCATCATGGCGAGCCTTGCACAGCAGGAAAGCCAGTCCTTATCACAGAACGTAAAGTTAGGGTTTCAGTATCGTTATCAGCAGGGGCAGATTACCGTGAATCACAATCGTTTTCTTGGATACACCAAGGATGAAAAAGGACAGTTGATTATTGAACCCGATGAAGCGGAAGTGGTCAAACGAATTTACAGAGAGTACCTGGAAGGTGCAAGTTTGCAGCAGATTGGCAGAGGCTTGGAGGCTGACGGAATTCTGACAGGCGCCGGGAAGAAGAAATGGCGACCGGAAACCCTGCAAAAAATCCTCAAGAACGAAAAGTATATCGGAGATGCCCTTCTGCAAAAGACCTATACCGTGGATTTCTTGGAGAAGAAGCGTGTTCCGAACAACGGATTGGTTCCGCAGTATTATGTGGAAAACAGCCATGAAGCCATTATCCCCCGCGACCTTTATATGCAGGTACAAGAAGAAATGGTCAGACGTGCCAACCTACACAGCGGGCAGAACAGAAAGAAACGTGTTTATAGCAGTAAGTACGCATTATCCTGTATCGTGTACTGTTCCAAGTGTGGTGACATCTACCGTAGAGTTGTGTGGAATAATCACGGTAAGCAATCCGTTGTGTGGCGTTGCTGCACCAGAGTGGAACACGGTCCTGGAGCCTGCAATGCAGACGCTATCCACGAATCAGAATTACAAAACCTTGTGGTTCGAGCCATTAATATGGCACTCGGCAAAAAAGATACGATGAATGAAACCTTGCAAAGAAATGTTGAGGCGGTGCTTACCGGAACAGACGGTGTTCCCATTGCTGAGATTGATGCCCGACTGGAAGAATTGCAGAAGGAGCTTCTGAAGGTCGCAAACGCCAAAGGAAATTATGACAGCATTGTGGATGAGATTTATAGCCTTCGTGAGGCGAAGCAGAATGCCCAAGTGGATAATGCGGAGCGTGAGGGTATGAAACAGCGAATCAGCGAAATGCAGCAGTTCCTTACAGAGCAGACGCAGAACATCACTGAATATGATGAGCAGTTGGTTCGCAGGCTGATTGAGAAAATAACGGTTTACGGCGGAAAGGTTACTGTAGAATTTAAATCCGGCACAAGCGTGGATGTGAGAAGATAACATTTGGATGGAACACACCTTGCAGCAATGCAGGGTGTTTTTCTTTTGCAGTGAAATGTTGCCGATTAGTCTATGAGTATTGACAAATTTACTAAGAGTGCGTATAATATATAATGACGTATTCTAAATGAACGGAGGTAAAATAATGCAAAAAAATATATCCTTTACAGTGGATTCAGATGTATATGAAAAATTTAATATGGCACTTAATTTGTCCGGGGAAACATCTGATGAGGCTGGTGAGGCCTGTCTCCGTTGGTATATTGCACAAGCATTTGGCAATGCATCGAAAGAATATACACCAAGAGTTGTGAAACAAACTGACAGCGGTTCCAGAGATTTCTACGGAAAAGCATTGCAGCGTATCCCTATGTGGGCAATGAAACCGAGTCAGTACAACCATAAAATTATAAAAGCCTTTTTTATGGCTATTGATATTGCAGGAGAAGCTACTCTGCCTATGATGGAGCGTCTGTGCAGTGATAAAGAGCGTCCTGATTTGTTTGTTCCTACTTTTAGAAATAACTATTCCCAAATGAAACTGGATGGACCAAAATCACACGGAAAAGTTTTTGAAGATGACGGAGAACGTGTCTGGGTTTGGGACGAGGTTGAAGACACCCTTGTGAAATATAAAGAAAGTTTCTACGTTGGAGAGGAGTAA